ATTTCAAACGAGTTGGAAGTTTTTATTGCCAAGAAATTTAGACCAGACCTTATAACAACATCAAATTATATTTTAGATTTTGGTGTTGAACTGCAACGTGGTACAACAAACGATAACTTCTATACAAGTCCAAACTTCACAGTATTGGATGAAAACGGAATTACAAGGTCAGCGTTTATTGAAGAAGTTCCATCATCATTTACTGGTGTTGAATCAATTACTGTTACGAATCCAGGTATTAATTACTCATCAACACCAACCGTTGCAATTCTAGGTGACGGTCGAGGCGCCAAGGCAGAAGCCACAATTATAAATGGTCGTTTGTCATATATTACAGTTACAAATCCAGGTGTTGGTTACACGACTGCTGCAATTGTAATTACTGGAGGTGGCGGAACATTAGCCACTGGATCTGCTGTGCTTGAGAATAGATATGGTCAAATACGTATTGCTTACTTTAGACCAGATGAAACATCGAATCAAAGTGTTAAATCAATTCTTAATTACCAAAACAACAATGGTGTGATGGGTCAAATTGACTACACCAAAGGTAAAATTTACATTAACAATTTTAATCCTCTATCTGTAGCCAACGATTTTGATGAGTTGTCTGTACACATTCGTCCATCTAAATCAGTTATTCACTCAGAGAAAAATAAATTATTAACGTTTGATGTTAATGATTCTACTACAATTGTTATCAACATAGTACCAATAAAATAATGTCAGACGTAATTCTATCAAGTATAGTAGAAAGTCAACTTCCTGAATTTATTAGGGAAGAACATCAACTTTTTGCAACATTTATTAAACGATACTATGAGTGGTTGGAAAAGAACGGAAACATTGTTTTGGAGTCCAAAAAATTGGATGATGCCAAAGATGTTGACTTGGCTGACAATGTTTATATTGAACAAATTAGAAAAGAGATTGCACCATTTTTTCCAAAAGAACTGTTGCTCGACAAGGCTAAGTTTTTAAAGATCGTTGGTGAATTTTATCGTTCAAAAGGTACACCAGAGTCTGTTAAGTTTCTTTTCCGTGTATTATACAATGAAGAAATAACAATCAGTTATCCAAAAGAACAGGTGTTGCGTACATCTGATGGTAAATGGGTTCTTCCACTAGCCTTGCGTGTAACCGACAATGATGTAAATATTTTAGAAATTGAAAAAACAAAAATTATAGGTCAAACATCTAAAGCATCTGCAATCGTTGAGAAGGCAATAAAATCTGTTGACCGACAGTTGGGCATTGAATATGTTGAGTTATATATCTCCAACATCACAAAATTATTCACTACTGGTGAAACGATTAGAACACACGTTACTGGGAATACACAAATTGAAGTTACAGCAACTTTGATTGGTTCTCTATCAGAAATTAAAATTGATCCAATAAATCGTGGATTGTATTACAATGGATATGATCCAGATTTAGGTTACGATGGTGATCCTGTTACAATTATTGGTGGTTTAAATCCACAATCTGCCAATCCGGTTGGTGCCTTAGCTACAGTTGGTACTGTTCTAAAAGGTTCTGTTAAAAACATTATTACTAGAAATGGTGGTTTTGGTTTTAGATATGATTCGGTTGCACCAAACTCAACGATTATTGACTTCAAAGGTGGTTTTGCCGGTGGACTTTTGGGTTCAGAAGCCAAGGCATTCATTTCGTTACTTGATGAAAATTATACACGAAATGTTAATGTTTCTGATGTTACAATTGAAACTGTTTATTCACAGTCAATTAATCAATGGGATAATACATCTAATACAAAAACAATTGGCCAAGTTACAACATATCAAGATTTAGGTTTGTATAGTATTGCTTATGTTGACATTCTGTCATCTGGCGGTGGTTACAGACAAAAACCTGAAGTTGATATTTCCAGTATGTATTTGGAAGACGTTGATGATTTATTGGTTATCACATCATGTACTGCCGTTCAAGGCAGTCGCATACTTAGAGATTCTTCACAAGATTTAACAGACACTTTTGAAGTTGGTGAAAGAGTCAAATTGTTTTTAAAGAATCGTTTTGAAGAAATACGAACAGTTACTGCAGTAACATCCGAAACAATTACGTTAGATGTTCCATTTGAAAACAACATTGATAACTTGATGGTTTATAAACTATTGAGAAAAAATCTTGATGCGTTAGGTTCTTTAGGTCGTATTGAAATTTTAAGTGGTGGACAAAATTACAACGTAGGTGAATATTTAATATTCTCATCGACTGGTGGCCGTGGACTTGGCGCAAACGCACAAATTATTGAAGTTCACACCGCAAACAATGGTGTTAAATCGGTAGAATTCAACGAAAGAAGTATTGGTGCTTTAACTGGTGTAACAATTTCCACGGGTGGCACTGGTTATGGTGTAGGTAACACATTTACTGCTACGGGTGGAACTGGAACTTCTGCGGTGCTAACTGTTTTGACTGTTAATGGTAGTGGTAATGTTACTTCAGTTAATGTTTCAAATTCTGGCAAATACATCACAAGTCCAACTACAACATTAAATCCATTTACATCAAACACTGGTTCTGGTTCTGGATTTAGAGCTAACTTAACAATTAGTTATGCACCAGAGTATATTCGTGGTGGTGAAGGTTATGATGCAGCACATTTACCAACAATAACTGTTAACACTGCATTTGGTACAGGTGCAACATTAATTGCCAAAGAAATTCTTGGTGATGGTGAAGAACTCGAATTGTCAACAACTAGAATTGGATCTATTTCAACATTACGTGTTGTAAGTTATGGCTATGATTACATTTCTGCACCACAAATTTCATTGCGTAATGCAGACTTGGTTGTTTCAAATGTAACATCAGGCCAAATTTTTGTTGCTAATACAAAAATCTATCAAGGTGCATCAAACACAAATACAACTTGGACAGCTTTTGTTGATAGATACGTCACATCAAACAACCACATGAGAATTTATAATTACCGTGGTGCTTTCAATGTTGCATCACAAATTATATCTGATGATAATACAGTTTCTGCGAATGTTGTGAATGTATCTTACTATGGTGACGGCAAAGCAAAGGCAACAGCTGGGTTTGAAAATGGTTTAATTCGTTATCCTGGTATTTACTTGAACGAAGATGGCCAACTGAGTGCAGATAAGAAATTACAAGATTCTAAGAAATATCACAATTTCTCTTATGTAATCAACACCGAAAATGATTATGTTAAATTTAAGAAAGCCTTGAATGATGTTGTTCACCCTGTTGGAACAAAAACATTTGTTACCAGAGTTAGTGCCAATCCAAAAAATGCTGCCAGACCAAACAGCACAATCAAAATAATTTCTGTTCAGACTTTATCGAACACATTCAATGTATCCAATGGTTCAAACAATATGGTTGCAACTGGTGCTTCACCTAATCTGGCATCTGTCATTTCTGTTGGTGATTATGTGACACTGAGAAATGTTGAACGTAGAATTAGTGGTACTGTAAATGTAGGTGTATCTTCCAATGTTGTTGTTGGTACTTCCACGAACTTCATTAACGATGTTCAGGCCAATGATGTTATTAAACTATCAACCGGAAACACATCAACTGTAACTGAAGTCATAAACGCAAATACAATTTATACATATACTAATTTTGGCATATCAAATAATAATGCAACAATTAGTATCTTGTTCAATGACACAAAACAAGTCACATTTGTCAACGCAAATACAATTTTGGTAAGTACCAAATTTACAACAAATTCTACCTATGTGACAACATCTCACCAAAAACTTGAATAAATAAAGACATGTCTTCAATAATTACTAAAAACTTCTCAACCGAGTTAGCTCAGGATTTCACCTATCTATTTGATATTGGTGCGAATGATTATTTACCTCAAATCAGAAAGAGTTATGTTTTTGCAATGTTGGGTAAACAAATTCCTTGGAACGCAGGAACTGAGGTTGTTCCAACACCAACAGAAACTATTCCTTCTTTCGTGCAATGTTGGGACAATGCTATTGTTGCAAAAAGAATGTCGTTAAATGATATATCTTATGTTGTTCCAAGAAGAAACTGGACATTAAATACCATATACTATGCTTATGATTCTGGTAATGCAAACTTTTACGTATTGAACAGTAAAGACCAAATCTTCAAGTGTTTAGATAACAACAGTAATGCAAACTCTACTGATGAACCACAACTATTTTTATCTTCAACTTCATTAGAAGAACCTTACTTCCAAACTACTGATGGTTATAAGTGGAAATATATGTACACTTTGAACACATCACAAAAAGAACGATTTTTAACAGCAGATTGGATGCCAGTTACATACAATAAGTTTGTACGGGCAGCTGCTTTGGACCGAAGTATTGATATTGTAAAAGTTACCAACAGTGGTAACAATTATGTCGATGGTTCAACACAATCAATTATTTCAGTTGATGGTGATGGCACTGGTGCTGTATTGAAAGCAAACGTATCAAATGGCCGCATTCAAAATGTAATTGTGCAAAGTCGTGGTTTAAACTACACAAAAGCAAATGTAATATTTACCGATATTACTGGTGGTAATGGTGCTGGTGCTGCAGCCACAATTTCTCTTGCTCCACAAAACGGCCACGGTTATGATCCAGTCGAAGAACTAACAGCAAACACTGTTATGTTGAATATTGATTTTGACGGCAGTGAATCTGGTGATTTTCCAGCAGAAAATGAATTTAGACAAATTTCATTGGTTAAGAACCCTTACGTTTTCAATACATCAACGCTGGCATCTGGTCTACTATATAATGTATACACAAAAATTAATGTGTCACCAGGTATTGGTGACTTCAACAATGATGAGTATGTTTATCAAGGCGATTCACTAGATACTGCCACATTCTCAGCGCAAGTTATTTCGTTTGATGAACTTACGAATAACTTATTTTTAAATAATATATTGGGAACATTTCAGCCAAACGTCACAATCAAAGGTAATTTGAGTGGTGCGATTCGAGTTGGTGTTTCAAAAGCAGATCCGGAATTACATTTGTATTCCGGTAAAACATTAATGATTATCAATCAGTTACCTTTAACTAGGGATCCTGACCAAACCGACCGAATTAAATTTATATTGAGTTTCTAACGAGGAATACATGACAACTCTTTTCAACTACGACCCATATTTCGATGACTTCGATGAAGACAAGAACTTCATGCGTGTCTTATTCCGACCTGGATATGCAGTCCAAGCCAGAGAATTAACTCAAGCTCAAACAATCCTCGCAAACCAGATTGAAAAATTTGGTAACCATATCTTTAAGAGTGGTAGTCCAATCACTGGTGGTAAAATCTCACTTGATGACCGAGCATACTATATTCAATTAGATACACAATATAATGGTGAAGATGTTGTGTTGGAAAACTGGTTGAATAAAACTATTATTGGTTATAACACAACTAAAATTGTACGTGCAAAAGTTATTGCAATTGACAATACCACAACAAATCCTATCTTGGTCGTTAAGTATTTGAGTGGTGAGAAGTTTGTTGAAGCTGATGAGATAAAAATTTATGGTCAAAACATCTTTGCTCAAGCTAAAGCATTAAATGCTGTTGGTCGTTCATATGTTGCCAGTATCCAAGAAGGTATATATTACTTCAAAGGTCAATTTGTAAAAGTACTGCCTGAGTTCTTGGTACTTGAGACATTCTATCGTTTAGGTTATGATACATCTACAATTAATGTATTGCCATCATATAAAATTGGTATTGAATTTGACCAAGAAATCTATGATGAAATTGATGATTCTTCGTTGTTGGATCCTGCACAAGGCTCATTTAACTATCAAGCTCCAGGTGCAACACGTTCAAAACTCATCACACGATTATCAAAACGCACATTAGATTCTGCTGATGAATCTGCGTTCTTTGAAGTTGTTCGTGTTGTTGATGGTGTTAAAACTAAAGAAGTTCAATACCCAATATACAGTGAAATAGAAAAAACTTTGGCCAGAAGAACTTATGATGAGTCTGGTAATTACACAGTTGATCCTTTTGTTTTGACTTTGGAAGAAGAATATGCGAATCGTGCAAACAATAATTATGCTGACCCAAATTATTTCAGTGTAATTTTGGATCCAGGTAAAGCTTATGTTGCCGGCCATGAATTTCAAACTATTGCACCTACTAAGTTAGGTGTTTATCGTGGTCGTGCTACAGCAAACGTATCAGACTATGATATTCCTACAAATTATTCTAGTTATGTTGTTGTTGAGAATATTCAAGGTACAACAAACTTAGACATTACTACATTTCCAACTTTAGATATTCATTGTGTACCAAAACAATATATCGATAAGAGTGGTACAGTATATTACAATTCTACAAAAATTGGTACTGTTCGTGTCAACAACATGAAGTATCATGGTGCAACGTCTACAACATTAGGTACATCACACACTCATAGATTGAATCTATTTGAAGCAAACACCACACCAATCATTGGTAATCTTGCTTCAAGTGGCCACACCTCAGCAAATGTTATATTGCCTACTGCGTGGTGTACAACATTGCAAGCCAACTCATATCAAGGAATGTATTTCCACATCACTGATGGTGCTGGTAGAGATTTGGCTCCAATTCGAATCGAATCTTCTGGTTCAAACTTCATTAGATTAGATTCAAGTTTATCATTTACTCCAGCTGCAAATGCTTTCACAATTGAATCTGGATTCAGTGGTGCTGAATCATTGGTGATTCGTTCTGGTGGTGCATTGCTTTGGGGTGCCGATGTTAATGCTGAATCTAGAGATTCTACAGGTGATGCATATATTACCGAGAAAAACAAAGACAGTTTGTTATTCCCAATTCCTTTTGAAGCTTTAAAAGAAGGAACAATTACAAATTTTGATTTCTTTGCTAATAAAGTTTACTCCAACAAATTGTCTGATGGTGGTGGTGTAATTACAATCTCCACAGTTGGTACAGATACATTCGCATTTGCTGGTTCTGGTGGTACTTTAGGTGACACCGCAATTTTAGAAAATATTGTTTGTTTAGTTCGTTCTGATACTTCTGCAACAAATGCTGCATCAGGTATTGCTGGAAACACTATCTTATCTTTGGCTAATAACTTATTTACTGTTGTTGCTGTTGATAGTACAACAATTCAAGTTGATTTGAATACTCCTGCTGTACGTTGTGATTTCATTATCAAAACTAAAGTAAATCAAGCTGAAGATGGTACCAATGGTGCAGTTAGAACAAAATCACTGTTCCCTGCGAACGATTATTTTCACACAAGAGTTCCATACATTTTAGATGACGTTGATGCTTTAAATGTTGGTAACACAGGTACGGTTACCGCTATTACTGGCGGTTATGTTTTCCCAACTATTGGTGTGACACACTATGATTTTTCATCTGTTGGTGGTTCTTTTCCATTGAATCAATTGAAAACTCCTGGTGTTCCGGTTAGTTTGCAAGTTGCAGACGTTTATGAAATTGTTAAGATCATTGATTCCAAAACAAATACTGGCAACATTACAATGTCAATGTTGACTGATCCAACACACGATGTAACAGACCATTATGAGTTGGACAATGGCCACAGAAAAACACACTACGACCATGCTTCTATTAGATTGAAGCGTGGTTACAGTTCACCAACTGGTTCATCATTGATGATTCAGTACAAATATTTCAATCACGGTAGCGCACCATCTCCACAAAATAATGGTTTGTTTACTGTTGATTCATATACTGGTTCAACTAATTTGACATACAATCAACTACCAAAATTCTTCAATCGTGAAGATGGTAGAATTGTTTCAGCTCGTGCTGCATTGGATTTTAGACCAACAAGAGATGTTGCAAGCACAACATTAACCGGTGCAGTCAATCCTGATCCAGATTCATTAGCAGAATTGTCATTTGAATATTATTTACCAAGGATTGACCAGGTTGTTGTTAAACCATCACAAGAAATTTCGATTATCAGTGGTAAACCTGCTGTAATTCCAGTTGCACCACCAGTTGGTCCAGAGGATTTACATCTATACACAATGTATGTTCCAGCATACACAGAAAGTGTAAAAGACATTCGTGCCGACTTTAAGAATAATAAACGTTACACGATGAAAGATATTAGTTCGTTTGATACTAGAATTCGAGGCCTTGAGTATTATGTGTCTTTGAATACATTGGAAAAGAATGCCAATGATTCTAAAATCTTGGATGCAACTGGACTCGAAAGATCCAAGTATGGTATTCTAGTTGATAACTTTGGTGATAATGGTGTACAAGCAACATATGGTGATGCTGGTTTCGATAATCGTTGTATGGTTGACAATGGTTTATTGAAGCCTGCTGCTTTGATGCGTACAGTGAAGATGCTTTGGAATGAAGCCGCATCTTCTGGTTCTTATCGTGCCATTGGTTCTGGTGATAAACGTTCATTGATGATGGACTATACATCTTTACCATTTGCACAACAAGATTCTGCAACAAAGTCTGTCGGTGTAGCAAGTGCATTGTATGGTGCATTTAGAGGTAACATGAAGTTGTTCCCAGAGTATACAGCAGAAGCTGATACAGATTCAACAGCTAAAGTTACTTTAAATTCTTTACAAGGTATCGAAAACCCATTCAACTTTATTAATGATGCATTTAGATATTTGTCTGATGCGAATCCTGGTTGGGTAAACGATGCAAATAATCCTTTTGCAAAAGTTATTGACTCTAAGTGGTTCGAAAGTGCTTCTGAAACATCCGACACTAAAGTCACTAGTGGCGGTATTGGTTACGATTTAAAAGGCGCAGATTTTGGTAATTTACAAACTACCACAAATAGTGTTTACATTAAGAGTGGTGCTCAATACACATTACAACAAATTGCAAAGCCAACTGCAAGTACTGTTGACGTTGGTACATATGTTACCGATGTTTCAATTAATCCATACTTAAAGCCAAAAGCAATTTCTTTTGTTTGTAACTCTTTACGACCAGATAGTAATTATTTTGCTTTCTTTGATGGTGTTTCCGTAAACAATTATGTTGTTGTTCCTAATAGAATTACAACAACTATATCTCTTTCTACAAATGGTTTTCAGCCTGGTGAAATAGCAGTTATTGCGAATAATCAAGGTGAAGCTGCAACATTCATAACAAATTATAAAGCTCGTTCAGGAACTTATAAGACAGTTAGAATTGTTAATGCTGATGTTGGAAGAAACGTGTCATTGGTCAACGAATCTGGTCAATCATTGCAAGGTAAATATTTGAGAGGTGTTAACTCCGACTCACTACGTTATATTGAGACATTGGAAGAACACAAATCTGGAGTAACACGTTCTGTTGGTGCAACAACAATTACTTTGGCTTCTGATGCTCCATCATTTAACATTGCAGCTTCAGCAAATACAAATGTTCTATATTTGGTAAGGTCTATTGGAACAGATAGTGATGAAAAGGCAGGTATATTAGAAAATGCAACTTCAGGTGCGACTGTATCTGGTGCAACATTCAACATTATTGCCTACGATACAACAACAAAAATTGCTACTATACAACAAACAACATCAGCAACACAGAGAAGTTTAAATTGGACATATTCTCTAGGTTCAAATAAATCCACATCTACTGGTGATGTTGGTGGTGTTTTGTATCCACCTAAAGCAACATTTAGAACCGGTGAACGTGTATTGCGTATTACTGAATCTTTCAATAATACTTACGACAAAGATGCAATTTCATTTACTGAAACATCTTACGTTTCTTCTGGTGTTGCTCTTAAGAAAACAAATTTAATTGACACAGTTTATAACTTTGCTACTTCATCTAAGTTTACTGGTGAAACTACATCTAAAGTTCTTTCAAGTCAAACAACATCTTCAGTTCTAACAAGTACTGGTTACAATCCACCACCAGCGGCTGAAAATCCAACACCGGCTGCAGTTGTGGACCAAGCAGTGGTTACAAATGTGATATCTACTGCTGTGGATGATCCATTAGCACAAACATTCTATGTTGATCCTGAAAAGTATCCATTAGGTTTGTTTGCTGAAAGTATTGATCTATTCTTTAGTGCCAAAGATGATACATTACCTGTTACTGTTCAAATTCGACCAACAGTTAATGGTGCTCCATCAGCAGATTTCTGGTATCAAGAATCTGTATCGACAAAATATCCAAGTGAAGTTAATGTTTCTTCTACACCAAGTGTTGATGTTGCATCTACTGCAACGAAGTTTACATTCCCATCACCTGTATTCTTAAAACCAGGTTTATATGCGGCAGTTATTTTGTCTAGCAGTCCAGACTACTTAATGTGGGTTGCTGAAAAAGGTGCATTGACAACAGCTAATAAAACTGTTTCACAAAACCCATATGTTGGTACTTTATACAAATCACAAAATTCAATGGAATATGTTCCATTCTTAAACGAAGATTTGATGTTTACGTTGAATCGTTGTAAGTTTGTTACTGGTACATCTGCATACTTTAGTTTAGATTCAGAGAAGCCACCAAAAACATATTACATAGACAAATTTAGATTGTTGGAAACATCAATCAAACCGGCTTCAGATTTCCCTGTTGCATCAAACTACTATTTTGTTTCAACACCAATTAATGGTGCCAAAGAAACTCAATATAGAAGTTTGATTCCACAAATGAAATATGATTGTGGTTTGGATAGTAAGTACACACTTGGTTCCAGAAGAAAAGAGTTGGTCGATAAGGGTGACTTTACTGTTAAATACCAAATCTCAACCAACACAGATACTATTTCTCCAATCGTATCTTTAGAAAGTTTACACCTAAACGTTTGGGAAAACTTTATTGATAACGCTGAAATCAATGCTGAAGATTTTAATATCATCAGTCCTGGTGCAGGTTATGCCAACTCAAATACGATTGTTATCAATTCATCAACAGGTGAAGGTGCAACAGTTTATATGTCTTGTGATGGTGTAAAAGGTAATGTTCTTTCTATGAATGTTGCTTCAACAGGTTTTGGCTATTTGGATGATTTCACAATTTCTTATCCAAATGCAAACACTACCGCAAACGTAACTTCGAATGCAAGTATTGTTTTGAATTCTGAATTTGATAGTACTGCTGGTCCTTGTTTGGCCAAGTATATCACTAAACCAGTTGTTCTTGCTGATGGATTTGATGCTGGTGATTTGCGTGTTTATTTGGCCGTTAATAGACCATCAGGCACTGATGTTACCGTATTCTATAAGTTATTGTCGTCTTCAGATTCTACCTCATTCAAAGATAGAAGATATCAGAAGATGGAATGTTTCAATCCAACAACAAGTATTTCAGTAACTGATTCGGACTTCTTTGAATTTGAATTTAGACCATCATTAACTGCCGATGCTGCAACGTATACATCTGATAATGGTGTAACGTATGATACCTTTAAAACATTCTCAGTTAAGATTGTTATGACTTCATCAGATCCATCAGTCGTTCCGTCTATCAAAGACCTACGAATCATTGCTTTGCCAGCAGGTTGATATGATGCAAGTTAAAGTTGAAGGAACAAACTACGTTAAGGACATGGGCAACAAAGCCCTCCTTAACACGAATAAAAATGCTATCCTAGAAAATGAAGCTAGGAAGAAAATACGACAAAATTTATTGTCTAAAAATGATGAAATAAATACATTAAAAGAACAAGTATCTTCGATGAATGATGACCTTAGTGAAATTAAAAACTTGTTAAAAACATTACTAGAAAAAAAGAGTTAAAGGTTAACGATGCCAACGTCTACTATCCCAACAATTGCCAGAAGCGATACCATTGACCAGTGGAGAATCCAAACCAACAAATCAGCAACAGATTTGAATGATTTGGGATTCTTCACATACGAGAAAGACCAAGGTCAATTACTCATTTCCAACACAGCAAATGTGTCTATTACGGCATCAGGTACACCACTGTCTGTGGCAAACAATGTACTCTTTCAAAGTAACTTAACTCTTGCCAACAACATGTTTTTGGGTGTTGTTGGTGCGGCAACAGGTAACCTAATCTCTGGTGGAACAATTCGTATAACAGGTCCAGGAACAGCGTTAAACGTAGCCAATAACGTCTTGGTTGGTGCGGATGTTCAAGTTGTTAACAATGTATATGTGCAGAACATTACTGCAAACGGCAACGTGTCAGTTACCCGAAATATTACAAGTGCGGGCATTTTGAGACTTTCTGGTTTGGCAAATGTAATGTATGTCAATACCGGTACGGCAACTATCAATCGTGTATTGAGCACTTACATGTATGCAGATGATGTGTTTACTGCAAACTTAACCGCTGCTGTGGCCACAATTGGTGTATTGAATTATTTGCCATATGCAAACATTGGTACAATCGATAACAATCTATTGAATTCTAATGATATCAATTCAAACACATTAGATACAACATATGGTAATGTTACTGTGTTGGTTGCAAGAACTTCTGCAAACTTAGTTACATTAACATCAAACGTTTCAACAATCAATAATGGCACTGTTCAGAATTTAGTTTCCACAAATTCAACAATTACAAATGGTACTGTGATTAATGGTAACGTTGTTACATTGTCATCTAATGTTGCCACAATTAATACATTAACTGCATTAGTTGGAACCACAATCACTGGCAATGTTGTGACACTTACCTCAAATGTTGCAACAGTTAATACTGGTACAATACAAACATTGTTGTCAAGTAATGCTAACGTTACGAATGCTTCAATTACATATTTGTCGTCTTCAAATACAATTACAGCCAACACATTAATTTCAAATAACATTGAAGTTTCCACTGCAAATGCTGCATGGATTAATGTGTCAAATAATTTGAGTGTTAAAACTGGTGGTGCAATTCGTGTTTATGCAAATACAGTAGAAGATGAAGTTTTGACTGTTGATGGTAAAACAACTCTGCAAACAACATATATTCGTGGTAACATTGCCGTTGAAGGTACATGGACTGCGTTAGGTAACGTTGAGTATGAAGTTAGTGAATTTACGTTAAATGCAAACACACCAACAAATGCTGATGCAACAATTCGTAACAATCGTGTTGTTGGCACAGATGCTTTGATTCGTTGGGATGAAACAGATGACCAATGGAAAATTTCTAAAGGTAATACATACTCAAGTTTGTATGGTATCTTGGATGCAAGTTTCTTAAATGCAACAGTAACGAGTAATAGTACCGCAAATGTTGCAACACCAAGTGCGGTTAAGGCTGCATATGATACCGCAGTTGTTGCTGGTGGTTATGGCAACAGTGCTTATACTTTGGCCAATACTGCCAATCAAACTGCAACATCAGCTTCTTCATATGCCAATGGTGCATTCACTGCCGCAAACACTGCAAATACATTTTTAATCATCACATCAGCAATTGTTGGTAATGTTGCAAATCTTGCTTTGAATTTGGCAACAACCGCAAATGCAAACTCCAATTTGGCATTCTTTCATGCTAATGCTGCTTTTACTTTAGCTAATACAGTTTCTGCTGGTTCGGTTGATAATTTTGCAAGAGAAAATGGCAACAGTGCAAATACATTGGCTACAACTGCAAACAATAATGCAAGGTCCGCTGGTTCTTATGCCAACAGTGCATTTGAGGTAGCTAATACGGCATTAAATAATGCTTCAATTGCTTTCAATTTGGCAGAAACAGCAAACACTAATGCTGCGTTAGCTAACGTTGCAGCTGCTTCTGCAAATACATTAGCTGGTAGTGCTTGGACATTAGCTAACGTTGCAAATACAACAGCAACATTAGCGACAACACTTGGCAATGGCGCATTACTAAAAACATCTGCATCATCACAAACTATTGCCAGTGATTTAACAATTAATGGTGATGTAACGTTTCCAAATGCAAAACGATTAATTAGTTATAATGCTTTCATTTCTGGTGATATTCGTGCGAATGGCAACTTCGTAGTAGTCAATAATGGATTGTTAGACACATCTGGTCCAACACAACCTGGTGGTATCAGAGTTAAACGTGGTACATCAACTGACGCTTATATTAGATGGAATGAGAGTGTAAGTCCTCCAAGATGGCAATACAGTGATAACGCTGGTAACTTTACAGATTTTAATGCTGCAAGTTTATTGGCTTCAAAAGCAACTAACATTGCTGGTGGAAGTGGATTTAGAATTCCATATCAATCTGCAGCTGACACAACAACTTTTATTGATGCACCAAGTGTTGGTGATAGATTCTTACAATGGACAGGTTCAGCATTTGCTTGGTCTTCAGTTACTCCTAATTTGACGAATTTGAGTGCAAGTAACTTAACTTCAGGTACAGTTCCATCAGCCAGAATGTCTGGTTCTTATGCAATTGATATTAGCGGTAAGGCATCAACAGCTGGCAATGCTGATACTGTTAGTAATGGTGTTTATACAACTCAGAGTTATTCTAATCCATCTTTTATTTCAAGTTTAGCATATAGTAAATTAACTGGTGCACCAACTATACCAACAAATACAAATCAGTTAACTAACGGTGCTGGATTTGTTACCGGCACTCCATGGACTTCATACGGTTATTTAACATCGGCTGTCACATCAGTATCAACAGGAAATGGTTTGAGTGGTTCAATTACTTCCACTGGCACATTAACTATGAGTGGTTCTTACACCGGCACCTTTTCGGTTACTGGTTCAATCACTTCTAGTGGTAATGTTACTGCTTTCTCTGATAGAAAACTTAAAGATAACCTTGAGAAAATTGGTGATGCTCTTGCAAAAGTTAGACAAATTACTGGTTATACATATAACAGAAAAGACCTCTCCGATAAAGCAAAGAGACATACTGGTGTTATCGCTCAAGATGTTGAAGTAGTTTTACCTGAAGCTGTTGAAGAACACAATGGAATTAAAGGTGTTGCTTATGGTAATATGATGGGACTAGTTTTTGAAGCTATTAAAGAGTTAGACGATAAATTAGAGGAAATCAAGAAACAACTGAACAAATAAAACTTATTGTGCCCCTATTCATTATAAATAAGTAAAAGTAAGGAGTTTCTTGTGGCTGAATTTGTAGAACTAACCATCGATCAAGGTGCAACATTTAATACTGTCATTACTGTCAATGACGGTACCGGCGTAGGTCAAAACCTTGTTGGTTATGTTGCTCGGTCACAAATGAGGAAATCATATTATTCCTCTTCAAAAAGTTCATTTAATGTAACGGTTTCAACACCAAATATTGGTGAAATCACCATGGCCATGACTGCAGCCAATACTGCAAATCTTACGCCTGGTAGATATGTTTATGATGTGGAAATTGATGATGGTGCCGGAGAAGTCACCAGAATTTTTGAAGGTATCATAACCGTTCTACCTAACGTAACGAGATAAAAATGGCAATACAAGTACAAGTAAAACCACAAAAAACAACCATTTCATCTGTAACAGTTGCACGAACAGCAAATATCAATTTGTCACAGTTAAACAACGTTGAAACACAAGGTGCCTTAGATGGCCAAGTGTTGACATATGAAGCTGGTTCAGGAAAATATGTTGTCAAGGATGTTCCCACAGTTAGAGGCGGTACATTCTAAGTGTCAACGATAATCATAACCAAATATTCGGTATCTAATACCGAACCAACTCCGGGTCAACTCGATACAGGTGAGTTTGCGTATTCCTTTGTTTCCGATAAGATGTTTATTGGTAATGCAAATGGTTCTTTTGATATTATTGGTGGTAAACACTATATTGATTTAATCGATGAACGTACTAGCAATGTAAGTGCTAATACTCTTGTTAAACGTGACGCAAATGGGAACATTAGTGCTAATACATTTATTGGTAATTTACGAGGTACTGCAAACACTGCGAATACATTTGCAAGTCCAGTTCACTTAAATTTTTCTGGTGACTTGAGTGGTAATGTTATAGTTGGTGATGGAGATGAATATCCAGCAGTAGACATTTATTTAACTGACATTATTACTGGTGGAATTTATGGTAATGCCACTCATATACCAATTATTTCTGTTGCTTCTTCTGGTAGAGTTATCAATGTTAACACAGTACAAATTACAACACAAGATAGTTTTGACAAAGCAAATTCAGCTGCCAATACGGCAAATGCCGCTTTTGCGGCTGCCAATGTTTTAAATCCAACCAGTGTACTAACAATATCCAATACAGCCAATGCAGCATTGGCTTTGGCAAATTCTTCTTATATACATGTTAACAGTGTATATGATTTAGCAAACACAATTAACACCAACGCATTATCTGCCGGTGTTTATGCTAATGCAGCTTTCTTGGCTGCAAACAATGCAGTTGATCCTTGGGTACGTGCGGCCGCTAATAGTGCAAGTTCTTATGCTAATGGTGCTTTTGCAGCTGCCAATCTATCTGCAAATATTGCGGCAACAGCCAACACACAAGCAAATCTTGCTTTCAATACGGCACAAGAAACATCAAATTTAGTAATATCTTTATCAAATACGATATCGATTGTTTCAAATTCAGCAACGCTGGCATACAACACCGCACAAAATAGTGCGACTGATATTGTTAATGCTGGTTCATATGCCAACTCTGCGTATCTACATGCTAATGCAGCCTTTGCAAATTCAAATACAAAACTATCTACAACTGGTGGCACAATTGCTGGCAGTTTAGTTGTTACAGGTAATTTAACTGTATCTGGTAATTTAACTTACGTTGATTCGAATCAGTTAAACATTGGTGATAACATCATCACACTCAATGCTGATTTAGGTCAGTCTGCAACACCAACACAAAATGCAGGTATTGAGATTGAACGTGGTATTGAACCAAATGCAGCTATTACTTGGGATGAAACTGGTAATAGATGGTTATACAGTGATGGCAATAACGCTATTCAAATTGGTGCCGCAAGTGATGGTGACTATGCCAACTCAGCATACTTACAAGCTAATGCGGCATTTGCTGTTGGTTCTGTTGTAACAATTCACGCAGAAGCGGCTTTCGCTAGAGCTAATCTTGCTAACAATAGAGCAGTTGTTTCTGGTAACTATGCTAACGCTGCATACACTCAAGCAAATACTCCGAGCTTTGTTGCTAACTCAGCTTGGTCACACGCTAATGCAGCTTTTGAGGCTGCAAATACTTTAAGTCCTACATTTTCTCAAGCGGCTTTCAACCAAGCAAATACTGCAAATACAATTGCGGCCACGGCTGACCAACGTGCTATAACTTCTGGTTCATATGCTAATTCAGCATTTATAAAAGCAAATACAGTAACGTTAGCTTACAATCACGCAAATGCTGCTTTTATTCAAGCAAATACTGGTGTACAGTCTTCACAATTTGCAAATGCGGCTTTTTCTCAGGCTAATACTGCAACATTAATTGGTTTGGCTGCATACGCAAAAGCAAACTCAGTTATTGATTTAGCAACAGGTATTCAAGCTCTAAACCACGCCAATGGTGCTTTTGATGCAGCTAATATATCATTCACTATTGCAACTAGTGCTTTTGCATATGCTAATAGTTTGTCAGTTACTGCTGTTGATACATTCGCTAGAACACATACAAATTCAGCATTCGAAAATGCAAACACAGTTGGTCGTTATGCAAATGCGGCTTATGTTCAAGCCAATTCTGCAACATCTGCAGCTTCTCAAGCAGACCAACGTGCTGTTACTTCTGGTGATTACGCAAACTCTGCTTTTATTACTGCCAACACAAAACTGTCTGCATCTGGTGGCACTGTATCTGGTGATTTGACAGTTTCTGGTAACTTAACTATTAATGGTACTACTGCAAGATTTAGTGTGCCAACGTTGACTGTTGAAGATTCTATCATTGACATTAGCGCAGAAACAATTGGAACACCAACACAAAACTCCGGTATTCGTGTTATTCGTGGTGATGAAAATCCAGTATTGCTTCGTTGGAATGAATTAGTAAAATCTTGGCAATATACAAATGATGGTGTTTTATACTCAAACATTTCATCTTCAGCCGCAGAGTCATATGCTAACGTTGCATATTTACATGCTAATGCGGCTTTTATTCAAGCTAATACTCCTAGTCATACTGCCAACTCTGCTTCTGTTTATGCCAATGCGGCATATAATCAAGCAAACGTAACGACTTTACATGCTAATGCCAGTTATATACAGGCAAATACTGGAACACAGTATGCACAGTCAGCTGGTGTTTATGCCAATGCAGCTTTTGAAGCTGCTAACACAGCAGACCAAAAAGGTGTAAGTGCTGGTTCATACGCTAATGCAGCTTTTGCATATGCTAACGTCATCGCATCTGGTTCAACTACTGCGGCATGGAATCACGCTAACTCAGCATATGACCATGCTAATACTAAGTTTGCTTCTGCAGGTGGTACAATTTCTGGTGACGTATCTGTTACTGGTAATTTCACTGTTTCGGGAACAACAAGTTACATAAACACAGAACAAGTTAATATTGCTGATAATATTATTAACTTAAATTCTGACGTTGGCCAGTTTGATTTACCTTCACAGAGTGCTGGTATTTCTGTTGAACGTGGTTCTTCTGCGAATGTTGCATTGTTGTGGAATGAAGTAACCGATAAGTGGACATTTACAAATAACGGATCCAACTATTTAAATATTGGAACTGATGCAGCTGAGTCTTATGCTAATGGTGCTTTCGCACAAGCAAACACTGCCAACACTAATGCGGCAACTGCTGACCAACGAGCTGTTACTAGTGGTGATTATGCTAATGCAGCTTACACACAAGCAAACACTGCTACAACTAATGCAGCTACTGCTGACCAAAGAGCTCTTACATCTGGTTCATATGCTAACTCTGCATACACATTAGCTAATACTGCTGACCAAAGAGCTGTTACATCTGGTGATTATGCTAACTCATCTTTTAATGCGGCCAATACTGCAGATCAAAAGGCAGTATCTGCTGGTTCTTATGCTAACTCTGCTTACTTACATGCTAATGCTTCTTTTGTTGCAACAAACACAACAAATCAACAATCAGTAACTTCCGGTTCTTACGCTAATTCTGCTTACAGTCAAGCAAACACCGCTACAACAAATGCCGCAACGGCCGACCAACGTGCCGTAACATCTGGTGTATATGCTAATGTTGGATACACTCACGCCAATGCGGCGTTTGTTGCAGCTAATACTGCTGACCAAAGAGCTGTTACATCTGGTGATTATGCCAATTCTGCATACGTTCAAGCAAATACTGGAACACAGTATGCAACATCCGCTGGTTCATATGCTAACTCTGCATACACTAATTCCAATGTAGCAAGTCAACGTGCAGTAACATCTGGTGCATACGCTAACGCAGCTTACACTCAAGCAAATACTGGAACACAGTATGCAACAAGTGCTGGTGTATACGCTAATGCAGCTTTTGACCACGCCAATACTAAATTTGCTTCTGCTGGTGGTTCAATTACTGGTGACGTTGATATTACAGGTAACTTAAACGTTTCTGGTTCAACAACATATTTAAATACACAACAACTTAATATTGGCGACAATATTATTAATTTGAATGCTGACTTACCACAATTAAGTTTGCCTTCTGAGAGTGCAGGTATTTCTGTTGAACGTGGTGTATCTGCAAACGTATTAATTTTGTGGAATGAAACTACAGACAGATGGACATTCACAAACGATGGCACAAACTATCGTAACATTGGTTCTGATTCTGGCGAGACATATGCAAATGCTGCTTTCTCACAAGCAAACACTGGTACAGAAATTGCACTTACTGCTGGTGATTATGCCAACTCGGCATTCTTAGCCGCAAACGTTGCTGACCAAAAAGCAGTATCTGCCGGTTCATATGCCAACTCAGCGTACACTAATTCTAACGTTGCAAGTCAGAGAGCTGTTACATCTGGTTTATATGCCAATTCGGCTTATTTACATGCTAATGCGGCTTACATTCAGGCTAATACTCCAAGTTTTACGGCCAATTCTGCCAGTTCATATGCCAATGGTGCGTTTGATGCCGCAAATACGGCCGATCAGAAAGCAGTTTCTGCTGGTGTTTATGCTAATACTGCTTACTTACATGTCAATTCTGCATTCACATTATCAAATACTGCAAACCAAACTGCAACAGCCGCAAGTTCTTATGCCAATTCTGCATATAACTTAGCAAATACAATTGCTTCTGGTTCAGCAGCTGGTGCTTACTTACACGCTAATGCTGCTTATGTTCAGGCAAATACTGCATATGATGATGCAACAGCTGCAGGTTCATATGCTAATTCTGCTTATACATTATCCAACACCGCAAATCAGAGAGCTCTGACTGCAGGTTCATACGCTAACTCTGCATATGTTCAAGCAAATACTGGTACTCAATATGCACAAGCCGCAGGTGACTATGCCAACTCAGCATACTTACATGCAAATGGTTCTTTCATTGCTGCAAATACTGCCGATCAAAAAGCAGTATCTGCTGGATCTTATGCCAACTCAGCATATACATTATCTAATACTGCAAATCAAACTTCTATTTCTGGTAGTTCTTATGCCAATAGTGCTTTTGTTGCGGCTAATACAGCTGACCAAAAGGCAGTATCAGCAGGTCTATATGCTAATTCAGCATATGCATTAGCTAATACATTAGTATCTGGTTCAATTGATGGATATGCAAGACCACATTCTAATAGTGCTTTTGATGCAGCTAATACCGCTGACCAAAGAGCAGTAACTAGTGGTTCATATGCTAACTCTGCATATGCATTAGCTAATACAAAATACTCAGCTTCTGGTGGTACAATCTCTGGTGATGTAACAGTTACTGGTAACTTGATAGTTTCTGGTAATGTTGTAACGATTAGTGCAACAAACCTAAGCGTTGAAGATAACATGATTTATCTTAACGCTAACAATACTGTTGCTAATCCTGATATTGGTATTGCTGGTAACTACAACGATGGCACTTACCATCATACTGGTGTCTTTAGAGATGCATCAGATGGAACTTGGAAATTCTACTATAACTACTCTCCAGAACCAGATGCATCACCATACATTGATACATCACATGCTACATTTAGAATTGCTAATCTAACTGCAAATCTAATTACAGATGTGGCGTTTATTCGTGGTTTTGATCCGATATCTTATACATCTGGTGCATATGACGTTGCGAATGCTGCTTCATCATATGCTAACAGTGGTTTTGTAAAAGCTAATACTGCTGACCAAAGAGCTGTTACATCTGGTGATTATGCGAATTCTGCATACACACAGGCCAATACAGGTACTCAATATGCGACAAGTGCAGGTGTATATGCCAATACAGCATATCTACATGCCAACGCAGCTTATATTGCAACAAATACTGCAACGCAATTTTCACAATCTTCAGGTGCATTCGCTAATGCAGCTTACGCAGCCGCAAACACCGCAGACCAGAAAGCAGTTTCAGCTGGTGTATATGCCAATGCAGCTTTCAGTAAGGCAAATACTGGTGTAACTGATGCCGCTACGGCAGATCAAAAGGCAGTGTCTGCTGGTGAATATGCAAACGCATCTTATATCCAAGCAAATACTGCAACAACAGATGCTGCTCAAGCTGACCAACGAGCTGTTACTTCTGGTGTCTATGCCAACGCTTCTTATATTATTGCTAACACTGCCAATCAACGTGCAGTAACTTCTGGTGTATATGCGAATTCAGCTTACTTACACGCTAATGCCAGTTTTGTTCAAGCCAATACTGCAGATCAGAGAGCTCTAACTGCTGGTGATTATGCAAATGCCGCATTTACTCAGGCCAATACAGCAACATCTGATGCCGCAACTGCAGATGGTAAAGCACTCACTGCAGGTTTCTTTGCGAATGCTGCATTTGGTAGAGCTAATACTGCAAACACTAATGCTGCAACTGCTGACCTAAAAGCAGTAATTTCTGGACTATTTGCCAATGGTGCATATGGTGCCGCAAATACAGCTTATGTACATGCCAATTCTGCTTACGAATTAGCAAATACTTTAATATCAACTTCTGTTGATTCATACGCAAGACCACATGCTAATGCAGCTTATGTTGCGGCTAATACGGCAGATCAGAAAGCAGTCTCTGCTGGTGTATATGCCAACGCAGCTTATGTTCAAGCAAACACAGGAACACAATATGCAACGAGTGCTGGCTCTTATGCTAACTCTGCATACTCACAGGCAAATACTGCAACATCTAATGCTGGTGCCGCTCAGAGTGATGCTACATTGGCTGGTATTTTGGCAGCTGCAGCTTACAATCAAGCAAACACACTTACTGGTTTTGTGGCCAGTGCGTCTTCTTATGCCAATGGTGCATTTGCGGCCGCAAACACCGCAGATGCAAAATCTGTAATTTCAGGAGGTTACGCCAATTCAGCTTACAGTCAAGCAAATACGGGCACTATACTTGCACAGGCAGCATATAATTCTGCCAACACAATTATAGCAGATTCTCTGGCATTCTCAATTGCACTCGGATAAATAAATTATTCAAGAGGTTATACATGGCAAACAGTTTTAAAAATAGTTTAGTACAAGCAGTTGGAACAGCAGCAGTTAACGTATATGCATCTGGCATTGGCGTACAATCTACTGTTATTGGTTTTACAATATCAAATGTAACATCGGCCGACATTACTGCAAATGTAACAGTACATTCTGGTGGTAATACTTCATATATGGTCAAACAAGCAACAATCGAACCTGGTAGTTCCATGGTTCCTGTTGGTCAACTACAAAAATTAGTATTAACTAATGGTGATTATATAAGAGTTCAAACCAACACACCATCATCAGCAGATGTTATTCTAAGTGTGCTTGAAATAAGTTAAAGACATGACAATAAATTACCTAGGCGATCAAGCTAAGAGTCAAGCAAAAAGAGTATCGAATACAGCCAATTCTGCTTTTGTTGCGGCCAATACGGCTGACCAAAAAGCAGTTTCAGCTGGTGTATATGCCAATTCGGCATATGCGTTCGCTAACACAATTGCTGGAGGTTCAGCAGCTGGTGCATACTTACACGCCAACTCATCATACGTTCATGCAAATGCTGGATTTAATGAAGCGAATACTGCAACTCAATATGCACAATCCGCTGGTGTATACGCTAATGCTTCATATACATTAGCTAATACAAAATACTCATCTTCTGGTGGTACAATCTCTGGTAATGTTGTAGTTACAGGTAATTTAACTGTATCTGGTGCAACAACAACTGTAACATCTGAGATTGTTAAGATTGCAGACAACACAATTGATTTAAATAGTAACTTCGAATCTGGCACTCCAACTGAAAACTCTGGTATACGTGTCATCCGTGGTGATGAATTACCTGTTCAATTCCGTTGGAATGAAGCAAATGATAACTGGGAATTCACTAATGATGGTACAAACTTTCGTTACATAGCTTCAATATCTGCAGAGTCTTATGCTAATGGTGCTTTTAGTGCCGCAAACTCAGCATCATCTTATGCTAATGGTGCTTTTGTTGCAGCCAACACTGCTGACCAAAAGGCTGTGTCTGCTGGTTCTTATGCCAATTCAGCATATGCCAAGGCTAATAGTAGTGTAAATTTTTATGGTAACTCTGGTGTAGATGGATTTGGTTTAGGTGGCAGTTTCTCCGTACTTGGCCAAAATGGTATTGTAACTTCTGGTGGTATTGGTGGCAACTTTTACATTAATGGTGAACAGATATTCACACATGCTAATGCAGCGTACAATTTAGCAAACACATTAGTATCGACAGCAATTGATTTATATGCTAGACCACATGTAAATGCCGCATTTATTCTTGCCAATACGAATGCAACAAATATAACCATTACTGGTTCATATGCTAATTCAGCATATTTACAGGCAAACACAGCTACAACTAATGCAGCTCAAGCCGACCAGCGTGCAGTAACTTCTGGCGCATACGCTAATGCATCATACATTCAAGCAAATTCTAGTTATTTACAGGCGAATGCTGCAACTATTAATGCAGCTGTTGCGGATCAAAAAGCAGTCACATCAGGCTTATATGCAAACTCAGCATATACACAGGCAAACGCATCATATACTCAAGCAAACACTGCTACGACAAATGCAGCTACTGCAGATCAGCGTGCAGTAACATCTGGTGTTTATGCTAATGCGGCTTTTGGTGTTGCCAACTCTGCATCATCTTACGCAAATGGTGCTTTTGTTGCAGCTAATACTGGTATAACAAATGCAGCGGCCGCTAGCTCTTTTGCTAACTCTGCTTTTATACATGCCAATGCATCATATCAATTTGCAAATACAATTGGTGGTGCAGTTAGAGGTACTTTCATTGCACGTAATTATGTAGCTGATGGTATAAATGTAAATTTTGAAGTATCTAATACCGCATCCGAGAGTAGTATATTTGTTACTCAAGATGGTGTTGTACAAGCTCCCTTTTCAGACTACATAGTTTATGGCACAACATTAACATTTACTCTTGTACCTGCAGCCAATGTTGACATTCAGATTAGAGAATTGTCTATTGCTGAAACTGCTGCTTCAGATAATGTTGCTAGAGGATTAATTTCTACAGTTAGTTCACATGCCAATGCAGCTTTCAATGTTGCAAATTCAGCATCTTCATCAGCTATTACTGCAGGTCTAGATGCAATCACTGCATCCAACTTGGCAAATACTGCCAACTTAAATGCAACATCTGCCGGTTCATATGCTAATTCAGCCTACGCATTAGCAAATACAATTGCATCTGGTTCAGCTGCTGGTGCTTACTTACATGCTAATGCTGCTTATGATTTAGCTAACACAGCTTCAGTTAATGCACTGTCAGCTGGTTCATATGCAAATTCTGGTTATACAACAGCCAATACGGCCGCCCTAAATGCTTTATCTGCTGGTTCATATGCCAACGCATCTTATCTAACTGCCAACACAGCTTCGTTGAATGCACTCTCAGCTGGTTCATATGCGAATGGTGCTTTTGTTGCAGCCAATACGGCAGACCAGAAAGCCGTAACTTCTGGTGTTTATGCTAATGGTGCTTTTCTCTCCGCAAATTCAGCAGGTGTTTATGCTAATGCTGGTTTGTTGGCAGCCAATACTGCTGACGAAAAAGCAGTAATTGCTAGTTCATATGCGAACTCTGCATATACAACCGCAAATTCTAAACTGTCTTCATCTGGTGGTACAATTTCTGGTGACTTGAATGTCTCTGGTAACTTAACTGTATCTGGCCAAGTAACAACAATCAACACAGAAGTTATTGCTCTTGCTGATAACACCATTGATTTAAACAGTAATTTTTCAACAGGTATTCCAACAGAGAATGCTGGCTTAAGAGTTATTCGTGGTGATTCAACACCAACTCAATTACGTTGGAATGAAACGAATGACAAATGGGAATTTACAAACGATGGTTCTTCTTACAGCAATATTGGTTCAGCAGCTGCAGAATCATATGCTAATTCAGCCTACGCATTAGCAAATACGATTGCTTCTGGTTCAGCTGCTGGTGCTTACTTACATGCTAATGCTGCTTATGCACAGGCAAATATTTCTTCTCAATATGCAGTATCAGCTGGTTCTTATGCCAACTCTGCATACATTCAGGCCAATTCTAGTTACGTTGCGGCAAACTCTGCAAGCTCTTATGCCAACTCAGCATTCATAGAGGCAAACTCTAGTTACAACCAAGCAAATACTGCAACAACTAATGCATTATCTGCAAGTTCATATGCTAATTCTGCTTACATACAAGCAAACACAGCAAACCAAACGGCAATTGCGGCAAGTTCATATGCTAACTCTGCTTACATACAAGCAAACACAGCAAACACAAATGCGGCAACCGCAGACCAAAGAGCAGTAACGTCAGGTGTGTTTGCTAATAGTGCATATAGTTCTGCTAACTCAGCATCTAGTTATGCTAATAGTGCTTTTGCCGCAGCCAATACTGCTGACCAAAAAGGTGTGTCTGCTGGTGTTTACGCCAATAGTGCATATAGTTCTGCTAACTTAGCATCTAGTTATTCTAATAGTGCTTACTTGGCAGCTAATACTGCAGACCAGAAAGCAGTTTCTGCTGGTTCATATGCTAACAGTGCTTTCTTGGCAGCCAATACCTCCGACCAAAAAGCAGTAACTTCTGGTGTATATGCTAATGCAGCTTACACATTATCTAATACAGCAAATCAAACTGCAACTTCTGCTAGTGTCTATGCCAACGCAGCTTTTGCAGCTGCCAACTCAGCAGTGGATACATGGGTTCGAACAGCTGCAAACAACGCTTCGAATTACGCTAACTCAGCATATTCAACTGCCAACACGGCACTAATCAATGCTGGTACGGCTGACCAAAAAGCAGTAACATCTGGTTCATATGCCAACTCTGCATATGCTCAAGCAAACACTGGAACAATTTTAGCGCAAGCATCATTTGATTTAGCTAATTTATTATCTGGCGGTACTTCAACCGATGGTTTTGCTAGAAATGTTGCTAATGCCGCAAGTTCATATGCCAACTCAGCATTTGTTGCAGCTAATACTGCAGACCAAAAAGCAGTTTCTGCTGGTGTATACGCTAATGCAGCCTACACACAAGCTAATTCCAATTATACAAGTGCTGTCACTAAGTTGGTGGTTACATCTCCTGGCTTGTACTACAGTGTTGACCAATATTCAGGAAACAATCCTACAATATATGTTTCTGCCGGTGAAACAATAGCATTCTTTTTAGATAATGTATCTGGTCATCCGTTCATGTTGCGTGAATCAGCAGGTGGCACAAACTATAATACAGGTTTAACACACGTTTCTGTTAATGGTGTAGTATCAACAGGCTCTAGCGCCCAATCTCAAACCACTGGCACTATCTACTGGAAGGTGCCTTTTGATTTGGCTGGTTTGACTTATGTGTATCAATGCTCAGTACACTCAGGTATGGTTGGTAACATTGTTATTCAACAACCAGTTTCTCTTGTTGCATCTAATACCACATTAGCTTTTGCTCAAGCCAATGCCGCATTTGCAGCTGCTAACAATGCAGTAGATACATGGGTTCGTTCTGCTGCTAACTCTGCTTCCAATTATGCTAATGGTGCTTTCGTTGCAGCTAATACAGCTGACCAGAGAGCAGTTACATCTGGTACATACGCCAACTCAGCATACACTCAGGCCAATACAGCTGCAACGAATGCACTGTCTGCCGGTTCATATGCAAACTCTGCATATACATTAGCTAATACAACTGCACTAAATGCGGCAGCTGCATTTAATACTGCCAACACCAAGTTCAATTCTACTGGTGGTACAATCTCTGGTGATGTAACTGTTACTGGTAACTTAGTAATTTCTGGTAATGTAACAACAGTTTCTGCAAATAATTTAAGCATACAAGATAACATGATTTATCTGAATGCTAATAATACTGTTGCCAATCCAGATTTAGGTTTTGCTGGTAATTATAACGATGGTACGTATCACCACACTGGTGTGTTCCGTGATGCTTCCGATGGTACATGGAAGTTTTTCTACAACTACCAACCAGAACCAGACGCATCACCATATATCGATACCAATCACTCAACATTTAGAATTGCAAATTTAACTGCAAATCTAATCACTGATGTTGCTGTAATTCGTGGTTACGATCCAATCAACCACACAAATACGGCATATGCACACGCCAATGCTGCGTTTGCTTTTGCTAATACAGTTTCTTCTGGTACTGCCGTTGACTCTTGGGTTCGTGATGCCGCTAATGCAACTTCTAGTTATTCTAATAGTGCTTACTTGGCAGCTAACACTGCCGACCAGAAAGCAGTCTCTGCTGGTGTTTATGCTAATGCTTCATACACTCAGGCTAATACTGCAGTTACAAATGCTGGTTCAGCTAGTTCTTATGCAAATGGTGCTTTCGCTGCGGCTAATACAGCAGATCAACGTGCAGTTACAAGTGGTTCTTATGCTAATTCTGCATACAGTCAAGCAAACACTGCAGTAACCAATTCTTCTACTGCTGACCAGAAAGCAGTAACTTCAGGTGTTTACGCTAATGCAGCTTTTGAAGCTGCTAACACAGCAGACCAAAAAAGTGTAAGTGCTGGCACTTATGCTAATGCATCATTCACCTTAGCTAATACAGCCAATGTTACTGCAACTTCTGCTGGTGTGTATGCTAACGCAGCCTTTTTAGCTGCTAACACTGCAAATGTAAATTCTGTTTCTGCTAGTTCATACGCCAACTCAGCATACACACAGGCCAACACAGGTACAATACTAGCACAAGCATCTTTTGATTTGGCAAACTCATTATCTGGTGGTACTTCTACAGATGGTTTTGCTAGAAATTCTGCAAATGCTGCAAGTTCATATGCTAACTCTGCATACTTACAGGCTAATACAGCAAACACAACTGCTACTAGTTCTGTAGTATACGCTAATGCAGCTTTTGTAGCCGCAAATGCTTCTATCAACTTCATCACATTAGGCACTGCCAACTCTGCAGCTTCTTATGCAAATGGTGCCTTCGTTCAGGCAAATACTGCTGCAACAAATGCTGCTCAATCAGATCAACGTGCCGTAACATCTGGTGCATATGCTAACTCAGCATACATTCATGCTAATGCAGCCTTTGCAATTGCTAACTCTGGCGGTGGCGGTACTACCGACACATTTGCTAGAAATCAAGCTAATGCATCATACATTCATGCAAATGCAGCTTTTGCGGTTGCTAACTCTGGTGGCGGTGGTACTACCGATACGTTTGCAAGAATTCAAGCGAATGCTGCTTTTGATGCGGCCAATGCGGCATCTGGTGGTGCATTCAACTTAAGTGTTGCACTTGATTCTTTTGTTGCTGATGGAAACACAACAACATTTACACTTTCAACAACACCAACAAATGAGAACTACACATTAATTACATTGAATGGTGTAACGCAACATAAGTCTGCATACACATTAACAGGCAACGTAATTACATTCTCTGAGGCGCCATCTACTAGTTTACCAATTGATGTTGTAACTTATTATGGTGTTCCCGATTCTGCTGGTTCTTATGCTAACTCCGCATTCCAAACTGCCAACTCTGCTGGTGCATATGCAAATGCAGCTTTTGCAGCAGCTAACAATGCAACAGACACATGGGTAAGAAACGCAGCTAATGCGGCTAGTTCTTATGCCAACTCATCATTCATTCAGGCTAATACTGCAGACCAAAAGGCAACAAGTGCTGGTGTTTATGCGAACGCAGCGTTTGCAGCTGCCAATAATGCTGTCGATACATGGGTAAGAAATGCGGCCAACTCTGCTTCTTCATATGCCAACTCTGCGTTTGACTTGGCCAATACTGCAAATGTCACAGCAACATCAGCTGGTGTTTACGCTAATGCAGCCTTTGCAGCTGCCAACAATGCAGTAGATACTTGGGTTCGCAACGCAGCCAATTCAGCAAGTTCATATGCCAACGGTTCATTTGGTACTGCAAACTCTGCGTCATCGTATGCTAATGGTGCATTCATTCAGGCAAACACTGCTACAACTAATGCAGCTACTGCTGACCAAAGAGCAGTTACTTCTGGTGCATATGCCAACTCAGCATACACTCATGCTAATTCATCTTATGCATTTGCAAATACTGTTGCTTCTGGTTCTGCTATTGACTCTTGGGTTCGTTTGGCTGCAAATGCGGCAAGTTCTTATTCAAACTCTGCATATGCCGCAGCTAACGTTGCTGACCAAAGAGCAGTAACATCAGGTGTCTATGCTAACTCATCATTCGAAGCAGCCAACACGGCCGACCAACGTGCAGTAACAAGTGGTTCTTATGCTAACTCAGCATATACATTAGCTAATACTAAGTTTAATTCTACTGGTGGTACTATCTCTGGTGATGTTAATATCACTGGTAACTTGACAATCACCGGCCAAACAACTTACGCAAATACAACAACAGTACTTTTAGGTGATAATATTATTACCTTGAACGCTGACATTCCTGCGGCAACTGCTCCAACAGAGAATGCCGGTTTTGAAGTTGCACGTGGAAGTTCTACAAATACAGCGATACTCTGGAACGAAACCACAGACAAGTGGACGTTCACAAATGATGGCACCAACTACAGTAACATAGGTTCTGCAGCTTCTGAGTCCTACGCCAATTCCGCATATCTTGCCGCAAACACTGCCGATCAACGTGCGGTAACTTCAGGTACATATGCCAATGCCGCATTTGGTATTGCTAACTCTGCTAGTTCATATGCTAATGGTGCTTTTGTTGCAGCCAATACTGGAGACCAAAAGGCAGTATCTGCTGGTGTATATGCCAATGCCGCATTTGGTATTGCCAACTCTGCAAGTTCTTATGCAAATGGTGCATTCGTTGCGGCTAACACAAAACTATCAACATCTGGTGGTACAATCACTGGTGACTTGACAATCAACGGCAACATAACAGTTTCTGGATGCACTGCAACCTTAACTGTTGAAACATTAAGAGTACATGATTCTATTGTTGATGTTGCATGGGATGTAACTGGTGTTCCTGCACTTGATGCTGGTATACGAGTTGTTCGTGGCGATTCTAATCCAGTAATGTTGAAGTGGAATGAGTCTATTGATAAGTGGACATTTACCAATGACGGCACAAGTTACTCCAATATTGGTTCATCCGCAGCAGAAGATTACGCAAATGCAGCCTTCACAACAGCCAATGCTTCTGTAAACTTCATTGCAATTGGTACTGCTAATTCTGCAGCTTCATATGCTAACTCTGCATTTGCCGCAGCCAATGCATCAACAAACTTCATTACAATCGGCACTGCAAACTCTGCAAGCGCTTATGCTAATGCCGCATACTTACATGCCAATGCGGCCTTCGCAGCTGCTAATACAGGTGGTGGCGGTGGTACAACAGATACATTTGCGAGAAATCAGGCTAATGCGGCATTCATTCAAGCAAATACTGCTGTGTCTTTGAATGTTGCTGTAGATAGTTTCACTGGTGATGGATCAAACACAGCATTTACATTAAGTGTAACACCATTCAGTAAAAACTTTACAACTGTTACGTTAGACGGCATTTCACAACATAAATCTGCATATAACGTCAGCAGTAATATATTAACATTCTCAGATGCACCTGATACTGGTGTTGCAATCGATGTTTCTACATATTATGGTGGTCAACAAGGTTCTGGCCAATATCAAAATAGAAACTACACTGGTGACGGCACAACTGTAAACTACACAGTCTCAGCAAGAACAAGTGCAAACAGTGTTATGGTAATGGAGAACGGTGTCGTACAGACACCAATCACCGACTATACATTGACTGGAACAACTTTAACATTCACAACTGCACCAACGTCTGGCACTAAGATTCAGATTAGAGAATTGTCATACGGCAGTGATAGTGCAACTGTTGCATCTTCGTATGCCAACTCAGCCTACATACAAGCTAACTCTGCATTTGAAACTGCAAACACAAAAGCGTCAACTGGTAAAGCTATTGCAATGGCAATAGTATTTGGATTCTAAGGAAATAAAATGGCAAACCCGAACATAGTAGCGGTAACGACAATTAACGGAAACACAACGGTGCAATCAATCACAACAGCTGCAACTGCAATTGTTGAAAATGGTTCTGGTAGTGGTAAAGTTTATAAGATTAACTGTTTGATTATTGCTAACGTTGATGGTACAAATGCATCAGACATTACAGTTGACTTATATAGAAATTCAACTGCATATAAAATTGTTAATACTGTTTCTGTTGCAGCCGACAGTTCATTTACCGCAATTGACAAAACACTGTCTCTGTACCTATTGGAGGGTGATGCACTACGTTTGACCGCTGGCAATAACAGCAGACTTCAAGGCGTATGTTCATTTGAGGAGATTTCTTAATGTTTAATGCTGGTGTTCGTGGTAAAAGAGCAAAAGACGGTGTTGGTTTTTTATCAACTGCCGAACAGTTTAATCAAAAGAGTTTTCTTGTTCCAACAGTAACATCATTCTCGGTTACTGACGTTTCTTATGTTCCACTAGATAACACTGCCGTAGATACTGCAGGTGGTGAAACGATTGTTATTAATGGTTCAGGTTTTGCTCCTGGTGCCACAGTTCAAGTTGGTGCCACAACAATTGGTTCAGTAACATTCATTGACCAAAACAGATTGGCATTCACTGCACCAGCACTCAGTTCTGGCAGTTACACAATCTATGTCACAAACAGTAATGGTGGTACAGGCATATTATTATCTGGTTTGGTGTATTCTGGATTACCAACATATACAACAACGGCAGGAACACTAGGCACAATCTATGAAACTGCAAACATCAATACTGCCGTTGTTGCCACAGGTGATGCGCCGATTACATATTCGGTAATATCAGGTACATTGCCATCTGGTGCAACGCTAAATTCAAATGGTACAATCACTGGTAATGCACCAGTCGATGGTTCAAGTACAACATATTCATTTACAATTCAAGCATCTGACGCACAGTTACAAGATTCTACACGTGCATTTACGTTAACAATTAATACAGATGTTTTGACTTGGGGACTGGCAAACAATACAGTGTATTCATTGGATGGTGGTACAACAATGTCCAACGTTACATTGAGTGCAACAAGTTCGGCTAATTCAAACTCTGCTGTGACATTTGCAGCCAATACATTACCGACAGGTGTGTCTTTATCTGGCAATACAATATTTGGAACACCAACAACAGAACAAACAGTCTATTCTACATTGACTGCTACTGCAACTCAAACAGGAAGAACTGCGACTCGTTTTGTTTCTTGGGTAGTTTCTGTTTCAGATTTGTTTTTTAAATATAATACACTAGCAATTCAAGGTGCTGATACAACATTTGTAGATGATGCTAGTACGAATAACTTTGCTGTAACAATTAATGGCGATACAAAGCCAAACAGTTTTAACCCATACACACCGGGTTATTATAGTAATTATTTTGATGGATTGGGTGATTGGTTGACAATACCTAATAATACAGGGTTTGCGTTTGGATCGGGTGCATTTACTATTGAGATGTGGGTAAATATAAGTGGATCCAGTGGAACAGTAGCTAATTATTCAAATGGGCAAACATCCAATTCAAATTTTTCATGGGAGTTATATCAGGTTAATTCAACTACTATAAATTTTTCAGTGTTAGAAGGTGCCACACAGTACTCATCCTCATCAGCTTCATTTTCATTAAACAAATGGAATCATATTGCTTGTGTTAGAAATGGTAATACACTAACTATTTATGTAAATGGAGTAGCCGGCGGAACTACTGCAAATTTAACCGGAGTTACTGTTACTGAACCAGCAGGATCAACACTTAAATTATGTTCATATGGCAATGGTTCAAGTTATGTAACTGGTTATATTTCTAACTTCCGAGTAGTTAAAGGCACTGCGGTATATACAGCGGCATTTACTCCAAGCACTACACCACTTACAGCAATATCCGGTACAAGTGTATTAACCTGTCAATCTAATCGTTTTATTGATACTAGTACTAATGCATTAACAATAACAGTTACTGGCAATACATTAATAAGTTCATTTGATCCATTCATACCAAACAGTAGTTATAGTACATATGGTAGTGGATACTTTGATGGTACTGGGGATTATTTAGGTTTAGGTAGCAATTCTTCATCTTCATTTGGTACAAGTAATTTTACTGTTGAATGCTGGGTGTACATGACTGCTAACAGCAGTTACAGGATGCTATTAGGAAATGGCACATCTTATTTATGCGTTGTTGATGGTGCGTTAAATGCTTTTTACACTGGTGTAAGTATTTCTAGTACTAGTACAGTTCCCTTAAATACTTGGACTCATGTTGCATTTGTTCGTTCTTCAGGAACAATGTATTTTTATATTAATGGGATTTTATCAGGTTCAGGAGCGTTTGGTGGTACGTGGGGTGCAATTGGTGTAAGTAATATTGGCTTTTCAGCGGCATATCCTGGCTTGTATTTTTACACCGGATATATCTCTGACCTGCGTATAGTTAAAGAAACTGCAGTATACACCACAGCATTCACACCTCCATCAGCACCATTAACCGCTATAGCAAATACAAGTTTATTAACATTACAAAACAATCAATCAGTAAACAATAGTGTGTTTTTAGATAATAGTACTAATAATTTTTTAGTGACACGCAACGGTAATGCTACTCAAGGTACATTTAGTCCTTATGGTGGTAACTGGAGTAACTACTTTGGTGGACAAATGGTTTCAACATTAAGTCCATCTTCTACTAAATTTAATTTGACAGGTGATTTCACACTTGAAGCATATGTATTTCTTACTGCATTACCTGGTGGTGATTGGGGCATTTTAGATGCAAGGACCGCAGGAGCTAGTCCAACATCATGGTTATTTGGATTCAATGGATCCGGTAAAATGCAATACTATGATGGAACCGCACGTGTTGGTGCAACCACAATTACTCTCAACACTTGGCATCACGTATCATGGGTTAGAAATGGTTCTGTATTACGTGCATATTTAAATGGTGTTTTAGATTATTACAACGGATCATATGGTACAAGTGCAATTAGTCCGGGTTCAACTGCTCCGGTTATTGGTACTAAAGATTATGGCATCAGTGCGGCATGGGGAACAACAGGTTATATTAGTAACCTAAGAGTTGTTAATGGCACGGCTGTTTATACAACATCATCAACAACAGTTGGTACAACAATATTTACACCAAGTACTACACCATTAACACCAATTGCAAATACAACTTTATTGACATGTGCTGATAGTAGATTTATAGATGACAGTATAAACAACTATACTATAACACCAAGTTCTACTACAATTTCAGCACAACGTTTCAGTCCATTCAATCCATCATCAGTAACCCCAACAAGTTATAGTGGTTATTTTGATGGTACGGGGGATTACTTGACATGGTCTGGTACTACAGTTGGTACAGGAGCAATGACTTTTGAATGCTGGTTTTATTATACAGGTTCTTTTAGCGGAATATCATCTTTCATCGGACCGGGTAGTGCTATTACTGGTGGATTAAATTGCAATCTTAATAATTCGACAACATTTTCTTTTGATGCGTATGGCGTAACAGCTAATAATTTTACTGTTCCAACAATAGCCGCAAATACTTGGAACCATGTCGCTTTTGTAAGAAATTCAAGCAATGTAGCAACAGTATTTTTTAATGGTGTTAGATCAAGTACAGGAACAGTATCAGATACATACAGTTATACAACTTCTGCCGCTATTGGATACACAGGTGGAGTAGTCCCGAGAAATTGGATTGGATATATTTCCAACGCAAGATTGGTTGTTGGGTCTAATGTTTACGACCCAACCTTAACAACGATTACTGTCCCAACAACTCCGTTAACCGCTATCGCAAATACAAGTTTATTAACATTACAATCACCAACATTTATTGATAACAGTACAAACAACTTTACGATTACTGCATTTGGTAATAGTCAACCAAGACAACAAAACCCATTCGGTTATACAAGTACAACAACTAATGGCTATACACCAAGTACAATTGGCGGTAGTGTTTACTTTGACGGTACTGGTGATTATTTAAGTATTCCTGCCGGTACGTACCTGCAATTTACAGGTAATTACACTATAGAATTTTGGATATATTTTACAAGTGTATCGGGTGACCAAGATTTAGTTTCAAATTATGTGTCTAATACATCTGCGGATTGGACTATTGTTTTATCTACAACATTCCAATATTATCCAAGTAGTGCTGCTTCAGCTGTCGTCGGACCGACTGCAATTGCTAATAGATGGTATCATTTTGCAGCAGTTAGATCCGGGACAACTTGTTCTATGTATATTGACGGCGTATCAGTTGGCACGCCATTAACTTTCTCGGGAACATTGGGCGATGCAACAAGACCAGCATATATAGGTTCAAGAGGTGGTAGTAGTAATTTTACACGTGGTTATATGTCAGATGTCCGAATTACAAAATCTGCACTATACACAAGTAACTTTGTACCACCTGCACAACCACTACTCGCAGTACAAAATACAGTATCATTACTTAATATGACCAGTGCTGGTATCTACGATGCCGCAATGATGACTACAATGGAAACACTAGGTGATGCAAAACTAAGTACAGCAGTAACTAAGTTTGGTTCTAGTAGTATGAGTTTTGATGGTACTGGGGATTATTTAAAAGCACCCTACAATCCAGCATACTCGTTACCCGGAGACTTTACGGTAGAAACATGGATTTATTTAACATCGGCTGCAGGAACAGGTAATCAAACTATTGCCTCTTATCAATATAATAATTCTGATGGAACAGGAGTTTGGGGATTTTACTTAAACGGATCTGGACCTTACACTCTATATTTTAATACACAAGGTACTAACCATGCTAGTACTACTACTGTTGCTATTCCTATTAATACTTGGACACACGTTACTTATTGTAGATCAGGATCCACTGGTAGATTTTTTGTTAATGGTACCATTGTAGGTTCAAGTGTAGCTGATTCTAGCACATATAGTTCAACTTCAGGATCATTATTCGTTGGTATTATGTCTAACGCATCATCAGCTCCGTTATATGGTTATTTAGACGACTTCCGTATTACTAACGGTTATGCACGTTATACAAGTAACTTTACGCCACCAACCACAACATTTAAAATCAAGTAAAGATAAATAGTACATGGCACTAACAAAAATACAACCAGCAAACTTAGACTCAGCCAATGACTTCTCTTCATTGGTGACCTCAGTATTCTTAATTGCTAACTCTGCTTATCAAACTGCAAACACTGCATCCACCAATTATTTTCCGGCCGGAGATTATGGTTCCGTTGTACCTGCTGCAGGAACTTTAGACGAAGAAACCGTTGTTACATATGATTTGAAGACAGAACCTTCAACGCCAGCAAATTACTTTCTAGAGTTGGACTTTGGACCACTCTAAACATAAATAGAATATAAAAAAGGACTTTTAAATGCCAACACAGATACAATTAAGAAGAGGTAGTACTGTACAAACGTCTACCTTTACTGGCGCAGCAGGTGAGATTACAGTAGATACCGATAAGAAAGTAGTTGTTGTACACGATGGTTCTTCTGCTGGTGGTATTCCTCTTGCACGTGGTAATCATGCACAAGCTGCGTTTGATGCGGCCAATACTACATCAACTGGTGCAACTTCTGCTGGTTCGTATGCCAACTCTGCTTACTCAACGGCAAACACGGCTGCAACCAATGCTTTATCTGCTGGTGTATATGCTAATGCAGCCTTTTCAGCTGCCAACAATGCAGTAGATACATGGGTTAGAAATGCCGCAAACTCAGCAAGTTCTTATGCCAATGGTGCTTTTGCAGTGGCCAACACCAAGTTCTCATCAACCGGTGGCACTATTTCTGGTGACGTTGTTATCACTGGTAACTTGAGTGTATCGGGCAACGTATTCCAAGTTGACGCAACAAATCTAAGCGTTGAAGATAATATGATTTATCTTAACGCAAATAATACCGTGGCGAATCCTGACCTTGGTTTTGCTGGTAACTACAACGATGGTGCTTATCACCACGCAGGTATGTTCCGTGATGCCACCGATGGAATATGGAAGTTCTTTTATAATTACGATCCTGAACCAGATGCATCACCTTATATTGACACAAGTCATGCATCATTTAGAATTGCCAACATTACGGCTAATTTGATTACTGACGTTGCGACTATCCGTGGTTACGATCCAATCAATCATTCTAATGCCGCTTATGCACAAGCTAATGCCGCATATAACGCAGCCAATAACTCAACTGATACGTGGGTTCGTAACGCAACCAATGCCGCAAGTTCGTATGCCAACTCTGCATATGCTGTTGCGAATACTGGTAATACGACTGCAACTTCAGCTTCTAGTTATGCCAACTCAGCATATCTACAGGCAAATACTGCTACGACAAATGCGGCAACTGCTGACCAACGTGCGGTAACTTCTGGTGTTTATGCCAATGCTGCCTATGGTGTTGCAAACTCCGCAAGTTCTTATGCCAACGGTGCTTTCACACAGGCAAACTCTGCATTCAATAACGGTACTTCTGCGTCTTCGTATGCCAATGGTGCATTCTCTGCAGCTAATGCAGCCAGTTCTTATGCCAACTCTGCATATGCAAAGGCCAATACAGCTGGCGGTGGTTCAGGACTATTCAACTCTGCAATTAACGTAGCAACTGGTTACGCAATCACAAGTTCTTTGGCCAATGCCGTTGTATTCACTGCAAATGCCACAATTTATTCTATCTACGTAACAAACATTGGTCCAGATGTTAATGCTGCCGTGACTGTTACTGCTGACTTTACACCAACAGGTTCTTCTGCAAACGTTTCTTTGTTTAGAAATATTCCAATTCCATCTCGTTCTTCTGTAGAGATGTTGAAGAAACCACAAGTTGTTAAGGCAAATGACATTATCAAAATGCAATCGTTTGTCAATGGCACTGCAGCATCTTCTAATGCACACGTAACTATTGTATATGAAACTACTGCACTATCTTCATATGACAGAGCAACTGCATTGGCTGGTACTGGTTACTCCACACTTTACACTGCATCAGGTAGTCCAGCAGTTATTGAGAGTATCAAAGTTGTTAACCAAGACACTGCATTTGGCAACCATGCAATCAGTATTATCTGGTCAAACTCAAGCAATACTATTCAAGGTTACATTGCCAAAGACATTATTTTACCTGCAAACTCAACAATCGAGTTGTGTGAGGCACCAAAATATCTATATGCTGGAGATGAACTAGATATCTATTCATCATATGCTAACGTAGTGTCGGTGTTTGTGTCAGCTAAACGTACAGCATAAGAGAATCAACATGGCAATCAGTGGAATATTATCATCTCAGAATCATTACAACCAGAGGGTTAGTGGTTCATGGCCAACTAGTTTTTATGTGTATGCACCTGTTCTTACCCAGAAAGCTATATTTGGATATGGGTTTCAGTCGAGTGGCGCGTTATCCATGACCAACCTAGTATCAAATACAGGTGTAGTTGATAATGATGTAACTGGTGTAGGTACTGCTAGACGTTATCTAGCGGCAGCAGGATATGGTAGTGATAAAGCTATATTTGGATATGGACATAGTGGTGTATCACGTATATCGATAACCAATCTAGTATCAAATACAGGTGTAGTTGCTAGTGATACGGCAGGTGTAGGTACTGGTAGAAGTGACCTAGCGGCTGCCGGTTATGGAAGTTCTGGTCAAGCTATTTTTGGATATGGATTTTCTGATGTAGGTTATCAATCAGTAACTAATCTAGTATCAAACACAGGTGTCGTTGCTACCGATACAACGGGTGTTGGTACTGCTAGATTTGCACTTGCGGCCGCAGGATATGGCGGTGATAAAGCTATATTTGGATATGGATACAGTACTAATATAACCAATCTAGTATCAAATACAGGTGTAGTTGCTAGTGATACGGCAGGTGTTGGTACTGCTAGAAGTTATCTCGCAGCCGCAAGGTATGGTAGTGATAAAGCACTATTTGGATATGGTAACAATGGTGGACTTTATCAATCAATAACCAATCTAGTATCAAACACAGGTGTTGTTTCTACTGATACTGCAGGTGTCGGTACTGCTAGAAGTTCTTTAGCAGCCGCAGGTTATGGTGGTGATAAAGCTATATTTGGATATGGAAATGGCGGATCAAATACATCAGTAACCAATCTAGTATCAAACACTGGTGTAGTTGCTACTAATACCGCTGGTGTTGGTACTGCTAGACAAGGCCTTGCAGCTGCTGGTTTTTCACTAACATAAATACATATTTAAACATTATTATGAGGAATCATTATGGCATCAAATCTAAACTCTGAATTCAACTATCGTTATCAAGTTATTGGTAGCACACCATGGGAAAAAATTAAAACTCTACAAGGCTTCTTAGTCGGTAGAAAACGTGCAGCGGTACTAGAAGAATGTGGCGAACTTAAATATCGAGCTAAACTTGAAGAATTGAAACATCTAAAAGAAGTACCTGCATTACCACATATTATTCTTAACTTACAAGCAGAAATTATTGAACTAGAATCACACTTAGATGACCAAAAACATGCTTTTGAATTGAATCGTAAAGAGATTAAAATATTGGAAAAACTAATGGCTGAACTCTATGCTGAAGTCGAACCAACAAGACTTAAGCATGAAGACGGTACACCTTATACTGATGACGAAATGTTTGAAGCTAATGCTAACTATGAATTCACGGTAACTATTGGTCGTGAGATTCAATCGGAAATTATTGCTTTGGGAAGACCTAGTCCAGCTAAACTATTAAATGCAATGAGTAATCCACAGACATTAGAATCATTGATGCAAATTGGTCTTGTACCACAAGGTACTATGTTACTAGAGCAGAAAGATATTATGTTACAATTAACTAATCAACGAACTGCTACAATGGAACCACCAAAAGAATTAGGTACATCTGTTCCTAAAAAGAAAACAAAGAAAAAGATGTAGTTGTACTAATCAGTAACAACACAACAGGGTAAAACAAATGAGTCTTTTAAACGATATTTTTTCGCTGCGCCAGATGAATGACCTGAGAGCAGATGGGTTGTGGCCGACTAGTGTTTATGTAGCACTTACCGGCACACAGAAAGCTATATTTGGATATGGATTTAATAATAATAATCTCTCAATTACCAACCTAGTAACTAATACTGGTGTTGTTGGTAATGATGTTACAGGAGTCGGTACTGCTAGAAGGGCTCTAGCAGCCGCAGGGTATGGTGGTGATAAGGCCATATTTGGATATGGGACTGGTGCTCCATTCGCTGTCTCAATGACCAACCTAGTATCAAATACCGGTGTAGTTGCTAGTGATACTGCTGGAGTAGGAACTGCTAGAAGTGTATTAGCAGCCGCAGGTTATGGTACTGATAAAGCTATATTTGGATATGGAACTGGCGGGCCAAATACATCAGTAACCAATCTAGTATCAAACACAGGTGTAGTTGCTAGTGATACTACAGGTGTTGGTACTGCTAGAGGTTATTTAGCAGCCGCAGGTTATGGTGGTGATAAAGCTATATTTGGATATGGAAATGGCGGATCAAATACATCAGTAACCAATCTAGTATCTAATACAGGGGTAGTTGCTACTGATACTGCAGGTGTAGGTACAGGTAGATTAGAATTAGCAGCCGCAAGTTATGGGACTGATAAAGCTATATTCGGATATGGTGGAACCACTGTAAATGTATCATTAACCAACAAAGTCTCAAACACCGGTGTTGTCGCCACTGATACAACAGGGGTTGGTACTGAAAGAAAAGCACTTGCGGCTGCAGGTTATGGCACAGATAAGGCTATTTTTGGATATGGTGGTAATAGTTCTGGCACATTATATTCAATGACCAATCTAGTATCAAACACAGGTGTAGTAGCAACTGATACCGCAGGTGTCGGTACTGCTAGATATTATCTAGCAGCCGCTGGATATTCATTAAGTTAAAAGAGTAAAAAATGGCAGAAACAAATATTACAGGCCCACTTTGGGGTTACGAACAACGAAGCAGAAGACTTGCTGGCTTGTGGCCGACTAGTGTTTATGTAGCACTTACCGGCACACAGAAAGCTATATTTGGATTTGGATCTACTGGCTCTAACTCAAATTTGACCAACCTAGTATCAAACACAGGTGTAGTTGGAAATGACGTCACTGGTGTTGGTAGTGCTAGAACTAATTTAGCAGCTGCAGGTTATGGTGGTGATAAGGCAATTTTTGGATATGGATATATATCTTCCGGTGGGCCCACTTATAGCAACCTAGTATCAAATACAGGTGTAGTTGCTACTGATACTGCTAGGGTTGGTACTAATAGATATCAACTAGCGGCCGCCGGTTATGGAACTGATAAAGCTATTTTTGGATATGGAATTAATGCATCAACTGGTAACGGTTCCTCAATAACCAATCTAGTATCAAACACAGGTGTAGTTGCAAGTGATACTTCAGGTGTTGGTAGTGCTAGAGATAGACTTGCGGCTGCAGGTTATGGAACTGATAAAGCTATTTTTGGATATGGTGCTGCTCCAAATGCCGCATCAATGACCAATCTAGTATCAAACACAGGTGTAGTTGCAAGTGATACTTCAGGTGTTGGTAGTGCTAGGACAGGCCTTGCGGCCGCTGGATACGGAATTGATAAAGCTATTTTTGGATATGGCCGTACTACTGTCAATGTATCAATAACCAATCTAGTATCAAATCTCGGAGTAGTTGCTACTGATACTACAGGTGTTGGTACTGTTAGGCAATCATTAGCCGCCGCTGGATATGGGGGTGATAAAGCAATTTTTGGATATGGCAACCCTGCCACATCTATAACCAATCTAGTATCAAACACAGGTGTGGTAGCAAGTGATACTGCAGGTGTCGGTACAGCTAGATTTGGATTAGCAGCCGCAGGTTATTCATTAAGTTAAAAGAGTAAATACATAAACAATACAAAGGAAACAAAATGACAGACTTAGAAAACAGGCCTGCTCCAACAGCAGAACAAATTGCACAAGCAAGAGAAAATGCAATAAATGCAGAACGACCAGCATCATGGACATGGAATGAGGAGTCAGTATCATATGTTGCACCAGTCGCTATTCCAACCGATGGTTATCCATACTTGTGGGATGAAGCTACAACTAATTGGGTACCGTTTCCAGATTATCCTAGAGGTTAATTTTTAACACATAAATATACCTCATAAGTTAAGAATATAAAAAATGGCTGCACCTTCAACAAGAACAGAATTTAAAGACTATTGTCTGCGTAGACTAGGGTTTCCCGTTATTCAAATTAACGTGGATGATGACCAAGTTGACGACCGTATTGATGATGCTTTACAGTTTTTCCACGACTATCATTTTGATGGTGTTGAAAAGATTTACATGAAGCACAGAATTACACAAGATGATATTGACCGTAAATTCATTTACTGTCCTGATCCAGTTATTTTTGTAACTAAAATATTTCCGTTTGATGATTCCAATTCATCAATCAATATGTTTGACCTTCGTTATCAATTGCGTCTACATGATTTGTATGACTTCACATCGGTATCTTATGTGTCATATGAAATCACTATGCAACACATCACAACACTAAACATGTTGTTCTCTGGTTACCCACAACACCGATTCAATCGTCATCAAAACAAAATCTTTTTAGACATTGATTGGTCACGTGATGCGACTTTAGGTGAATATGTGGTTATTGAATGTTATCGTAAGTTAGCGCCAGATACAGTGATACTAACAGGCACAGTTACGGCAACAAACACATCAAACGTAATGACTGGAACAGGTACAACATTCGACCAACAAATTCTTGAGGGTGATATCATTACAGTTGGTGGGCAAGATGTACAAGTTAATCGCATCATTTCACCAACACAAGCATATCTAACCACAAACTTAACGACAAGTGTGACTGATGCGACAGCCACAAAGACTGGTGTGTCTGATGTTTGGGATGATAGATTTTTAAAACAGTATGCCACGGCGTTGATTAAATACCAGTGGGGTACTAACTTGTCAAAATTTGCTGGTGTACAGATGCCAGGTGGAGTCACGTTAGATGGTCCTCGAATTATGGCTGAAGCACAAGTAGAAATCGATAAGATTGAAACTGAGATGCAAGCTTATAACGTTCTACCTCCAGAAATTTTGACTGGTTAATGAATGCCTACAAATTTTTACTTTCAACCATTTCCAACAGGAATTACCCAAGAACAACTACTTGTTGAAGACTTGGTGATTGAGGCCATGCAACAGTATGGTATGGACGTGTTTTACCTACCACGTTCTAGTGCAGACCCTAATGGTCCTGACACATTGTATGGTGAAGATACACTCAAACAATATAGAGTTGCATTTCCAATTGAAGTATATTTGGAGAATGTTACTGGTATGGATGGTGAACAAGATTTCATCTCTAAATTTGGACTTGAGATTCGAGATGAATTAACATTACTAATTTCTCGCCGCAGATTTAAGTATGCCTCAGGTGCCACAAACTATAGTATACCTAGACTTGGTGACTTAGTTATTAACTCTGGACCAAAACGACCAATGGAAGGTGATTTAATTTACATTCCATTGATGCAAAACTTTTTTGAAGTAACTTTTGTTGAACACGAAAATGATCAAGCAATGTTTTATACATTAGGTCGTGGACGTGGTGGTAATGTTTATGTTTATGCACTGAAACTTAAACAATTTGTATTATCTGATGAGTTGATTCAAACTGGTCACACAGAGATAGATGAACAAGCATTTGATTCATACAAGAGAACACGTTTGGATGTACCTATCAATGGCACAGGCAAATTTACAGTTGGTGAATTTGTTTATCAAGGCAATTCTTTGGCAACTGCCAATGCGGTGGCCACGGTGCATACAACAGTTCCTGGTAGACACTTAGATGTGGTTAATGTCAAGGGTCAGTTTACAGTTGGTGTCACCATCATTGGCGCAACAAGTGGTGCAACATGGGCACTAGAAACTGCAGCTGACGATATGCCAACAGACAGTGTGTTTGAAGATGTTGCCGATAATAATATTATTCAAGATGAAGCTGGCGACATACTCGACTTCACTGAACACAACCCATTTGGTGAACCTTAATGTTAGGTAATGCACATTTCTATAACAGAACCATACGAAAAGTTGTCGTTGGTTTTGGCACACTATTTAACGACATTCAGTTGATTCGTTACACCAGAGATATGGCAACAGAGGTCGAAAGATTTAAAGTGCCTCTGTCTTATGGTGCCAAAGAAAAATACTTAACTCGTTTGGCTTCCGATCCAGACCTAACAAAATCTATTGCAATAACTGTACCTAGAATCTCATTTGATATGGTAGGTATGTCATATGATTCTAGTCGCAAAGGTGTTACAACCAACCGAAACTTCTCTCTTGGTACAAATAACACATCATTAAAATCTCAATACGGACCAATACCATATAACTTTGATTTTAACTTATCAGTATATGTTCGTAATACAGAAGATGGTGCTCAGATTATGGAACAAATACTTCCATTCTTTACACCAGATTTTACTGTAACAATGGATTTTATTCCTGGTATGGATCAAAAGTATGACATGCCAATCATATTAAATTCTGTTTCTACGACTACAGACTATGAAGGTGACATGATGAGTACCCGTTTGATTCTATGGGACTTGACATTCACTGCCAAAGCGTTCATCTGGCCACCAGTTAAAACAAGTGAGATGATTACTACATCTACTGCAAACACATATTTGAATTTTGCCAACTCTGCAAATGGTGACATTATAACATCAAATACATTTACACAGAATTCAATTATATCTTCCGTACAAACTAGACCAAGTCCTAACACTGCTGGTCCAGATGATGAATTTGGATTTGCAGAAACTATTACGTACTTTTAATTATGAAAAAATTAGATGAAAATTTATCTCAACTGTTGGAGATAGAACCATTGGAATCTGCTGGTCAGTTAGTACACACTGACTTAACACCAGATATTGCTGATGATGCTGAGTTTGCTCGGCAAAATATACGTGAGATGATTACCAAAGGTAACTCTGCAATGGACACTTTGATACACGTTGCTAAAGATACTCATCACCCAAGAGCATTCGAGGTTGTGGCCACAATGCTTAAGAATATGTCTGACCTAAATAAAGACCTAATGGAAATTCAAAAGCGTAAAAAAGATTTAGCACCAAAATCCATGAGTGATAAATCAATGAATATAGATAAGGCTGTGTTTGTTGGTTCAACCACAGAATTGGTAAAGTTTTTAAAGTCAAATAAAGAGAAATAATATGGAACAATTAATTCAACAATTGAAAGTTATACTAGGCACAAATTTTGCCTTGTATTTTAAGGCACACGGATTTCACTGGAATGTAGAAGGTGTAAACTTCCAACAGTACCACGATTTCTTTGCTGAGTTGTATACATCAATATTTAATAATACTGATTTAATTGCCGAAAAGATTCGTATGTTGGATGCATATGCACCAGGTTCGTTATTGAGAATGTTGGAATTGGCAGACGTAGAAGAATCAGCAATCATTCCTTCTCCAATTTCTATGATGGCAGAATTGAAAAGAGATAACGATAGAATGATGGTTCATCTCCGTGCAGGTATTGTTGCTGCTGACCAAGCAGGAGAACCAGCTATTGGTAATTTCTTGCAAGACTTGTTAGACCAACACCAAAAACATGCATGGATGTTAAGAAGTTTTATTAAATAATGGGTGTTGTAAATGATTGATGCTGGTGGGTATCTAGGAAATGCCAACCTCAAACGTATTGGTGTAGAGTTATCTTACACCGAAGAACAAGTTGCCGAGATTATAAAATGTACTGAAGATCCAGTTTACTTCATTAAGACATACGTTAAGATTGTTAACGTTGACCGTGGTCTTGTGCCATTCGAAATGTGGCCATTCCAAGAGGACATGGTACGAACATTCCATGAAAATCGATTCTGTATCGCAAAGATGCCTCGTCAGGTTGGTAAAACAACTACGACTGTGGGTTTCATGTTGTGGTCTATTCTATTTCAAGACGATTATAGTATTGCCATTCTGGCCAACAAAGGTTCACTGGCACGTGACATTTTAGGTCGTGTACAGTATGCCTATGAATATTTACCACTTTGGTTACAACAAGGTATCATTACTTGGAACAAAGGTAACATTGAACTTGAAAACAAATCAAAGATTGGTGCATTTGCCACTTCTGCTGCTGGCGTTCGAGGTGGTTCATATAACTTGATTTTCTTGGACGAATTTGCGTTCGTTCCAAAGAATATGGCTGACGAATTCTTTACGTCAACCTATCCGGTTATCTCATCTGGTAAGACTACCAAAGTTATTATTGTTTCTACACCATATGGCCTAAACCACTTCTATAAGATGTGGGTTGATGCAACAGAGAAACGTTCGACCTATAAACCATTAGAGGTTCATTGGTCACAAGTGCCAGGACGTGATGCCGCATGGAAAGAAGAGACCATACGTAACACATCAGAAGAACAGTTCCGACAAGAGTTTGAGACAGAATTCATTGGTTCATCGGCAACATTAATCTCTGGTTCTAAATTGAGGTCACTGGCATTCTTTGACCCTTTGAAACAAGAAGATTGTTTAGATATCTACCAAGACCCAATTCCAGGACACCTATACATCGGTTGTGTGGATTGTTCTGAAGGTGTTGCACAAGATTACTCAACGATTAATATACTTGATGTGTCTCAAGTTCCATACAGGCAAGTTGCAAAATATCGAAACAATAAACTACCATTGTTATTTTTACCTACAGTTGTTTATGCATTATGTAAAAGATACAATACAGCATTTGCGTTGATTGAGACTAATAACATTGGCCAACAGGTTGTGGACATTCTTCACTATGACCTGGAATATGAGAACATATATAAGCTAGAACACCATCATATTAAAGGACAATCAATTTCAGGTGGTTTCAAGCGTTCTACATCATTCGGTATCAAGACCACAAAATCAGTCAAAAAGATTGGTTGTGCCAACTTGAAGACCTTGATTGAAAATGACAAGTTAATTATCAATGACTTTGACACAATTGCCGAACTTAATACGTTTGTGCGAGTTCGAGACAGTTATGAGGCAGAAGAAGGTAACAACGATGACTTAGTTATGGGTCTGGTGTTATTCTCTTGGTTAACTGCACAAAGTTATTTTAAAGAAGATACCAATATCGACATCCGTAAGATGATGTTAGAGGAACAAAATATGTTAGGTGACGAAGATTTGGCACCAGTAGGTATTATTGACGATGGCAGACCAGAGCCAGTAATTGATTCTGGTGGTACAGTATGGCAAGATGATGTTAGAAGCCGAGGTTATATATCCTCAAATTTTTAAAAACATAAATACAACATACATTAAAAAAATAATTCAGCCCTTAAAAGGAGATTAAACCATGGCTTTTCAATTATCACCAGGCGTGAATGTTTCAGAAGTTGACCTTACAACTGTTGTGCCTTCCACAGCAACAACTATTGGTGGTTTTGCCGGAAATTTTAACTGGGGACCAGTGAATGAGATTATCACAATTAGTAATGAAGTCCAATTAGTAGAAAAATTCGGTAAACCAGATAGCAACACCGCAACATCATTCTTCACAGCAGCAAACTTTTTACAATATGGTTCAGATTTGAGAGTTATTCGCTCAGTAGGTTCTACAGCAAATAATGCAACAAACACTGGAACACCTGTAAGAGTACTCAACAAGACAAATTACGAACAAAACTTTGCAGCAGGAAGTAATTCAATTCAGTGGGCGGCAAAGTATCCAGGTTCACTAGGTAATGCACTACGTGTTTCGATGGCTGACGCCAACGTATCAACAGGTTGGACATACTCAGGTGAATTTAGTACAACACCTACTACTTCCACATATGCATCCAGAGCAGCAGCTTCAAATGATGAAATTCATATTGTTGTTGTTGATATGACAGGTGCTATCACAGGTACAGCAAACACAGTTGTTGAAAAATTTGGTTTCGTTTCTAAAGCAGGCGATGCTAAGAATACAGATGGTTCTTCCAACTATTATAAAGATGTTATCAATAGTCAATCTAAGTATATTTGGTGGATGGGTCACCCAGACACTGGTGCAAACTGGGGTCAAACTGCTATTCAAGTAGCAACAACTGGTGCTTATAATGGTTTGGCAGTTAACAACTTTGACTTGTCTGCAGGTAAAGATACTGCACCAACTGCAGGTAACAGAAACACATCTTATGATTTGTTTAACAATGTTGATTCTGTTGATGTTTCTCTATTGATGGCCGGTGAAACTTCAGATGATGTAGTACCTGACCGACTAATTTCTATTGCCGAGTCACGCAAAGATTGTATGGTGTTTATTTCTCCACCATTAACTTCTGTGTTGAACAACTCAGGTTTAGAAGCATCAACTGTTAAAACTTATCGTGATACCATTACATCTTCTTCATACGCAGTTATGGATTGTGGATGGAAATATCAATACGACAAATACAATGACATTTATCGTTGGTTGCCATTGAACGGTGATATTGCCGGTCTATTGGTTAGAACTGACGTTGACCGTGACCCATGGTTCTCACCAGCTGGGTTGAACAGAGGTCAAATTAAGAACGTTGTTAAATTGGCATGGAGTCCAACAAAATCTGAGAGAGATACATTGTACAATGCAGGTATTAATCCTGTTGTAACCTTCCCAGGTGAAGGTACTGTATTGTTCGGTGATAAAACTCTATTGAACAGACCAGAAGCAATGGACAGAATTAACGTTCGTAGATTGTTTATTGTACTAGAGAAAACAGTTGCTCGTGCATCTCGTTCTTCATTGTTTGAATTTAACGATGAATTCACACGTGCTCAGTTTGTTAACTTGGTTGAACCGTATTTGCGTGAAATCCAAGGCCGCCGTGGTATCTATGACTTCCGTGTTGTTTGTGATACTACAAATAACACACCAGAGGTCATAGACCGCAATGAGTTTGTTGGTGACATTTATGTTAAACCAGCCCGTTCCATCAACTTCATCCAACTAAACTTTGTTGCAGTCCGTACTGGTGTTGCATTCAATGAAATCGTTGGACGATTCTAATAAATAGAGAGATAGGAGAAAATTAAATGGCATTTAATATTAACGAATTCCGCTCTCAAATGCAGGGTGATGGTGCGAGACCAAACCTCTTTGAGGTAACCATGCCTTTTCCGGCATTTGCTTTACCTGGTAATGCACAAACGAAATTATCATTCATGTGTAAGACCGCACAACTTCCAGGTTCTACTGTTGGTACTGTGCCTGTTCAATACTTCGGCCGTGAGTTGAAGTTTGTGGGCAACAGAACCTTCACTGATTGGACACTCTCAATCATCAATGATGAAGACTTTGTTGTGCGTAATGCATTTGAAAGATGGATGAATGGCCTGAACAGCCATAGTTTAAACGTTCGCAACCCATTGGCACAAACTCCAGGCAGTTATACTGTTGACGGAGAAGTTAAACAATTCGCCAAGAACGGTGACACGTTGAAGAAATATAAGTTTGTTGGTTTATTCCCAACAGACGTTTCTCCAATTGATGTTGACTGGGGTTCTAACGACTCAATTGAAGAATTCACGGTGACTCTATCATATCAATGGTGGGAATCCGTAGAAGATAACGTGGTTTGACGAAAGAGGGTGGAGTGTAAAAACTCCACCTTTTTAGATATATGTCTTTATATTTGTTGGTAAAAGAACACAAAGTTACAGGATTAAAATATCTCTGTAAACATGAAGCACAATCTTTAAAAGATTGTGTTTTGTATCGTGGTTCCGGAACATATTGGAAAAGACATTTAAAACATTTATCAGAACACATAAAAATAATTCAACCATTAGCGGCAAAAGCAGCCAAAGAAAAATTGACAGGTGTTAAAAAGTCCGAACAGCATAGATATAATATGTGTGGTGAAAGACCTCATGTTAATCAAACTGGTAGTAAAAATAATAATGCTAAAAAAATACAAACACCGTTTGGCATTTTTTATAGTATAAGTGAAGCATCAAAAAATATACAAGGATATACTTATAAAATGATTTGGTCTAGATTAAATAATGTTTCGGGATGGAGATATATCTAAATGATTAAACTTTTTGGTTTTACTTTTGGTGACAAAGAAGTCGTTCAGGTTCAAAACCCGAACGAATCTTCTTTTGCTCTACCGACAAATGCAATAGATGATGGTGCAGTTACTATTACAGGTAACGCACACTATGGTACGTATGTTGATTTAGAGGGTTCAATTCGTAATGAGTTGGAACTAATCACACGTTACCGTGAAATGTCGAATCACCCTGAGCTTGAAATGGCTATTGACGAAATTGTCAATGAAGCTATTACTCGTTCCGAAGAGGGCAAGATTCTTGATATCGTTATGGATAATCTGAAACAACCAGAATCGATTAAGAAAAAAATACGTGAAGAATTCAACAACGTTATGCGTATGTTGAACTTTGCAAACCTTGCCGATGATTTATTCAAACGATGGTATATTGATGGTAGAATTTACTATCACATTATCGTTAACGAAAAGAATCCTAAAGAAGGCATTAAAGAATTACGTTACATCGACCCACGTAAAATTCGTAAGGTTCGAGAAGTACAAAAAGACCGTGATCCAAAAACTGGTGCATCGGTTATTAAATCTATTGCTGAGTACTATGTCTATAATGACCGTGGTACCACAACACAAACATATACTGCCCAAGTTAATCAGGGATTGAGAATTTCTTCTGATGCAGTTATCAATATCAATTCTGGTTTGATGGATGCAAAGAATACATTTGTTATTTCTTATATTCACAAAGCAATCAAGCCACTTAATCAGTTGCGTATGATTGAAGATGCGGTAGTTATCTATCGTTTGTCTAGAGCACCAGAACGCCGCATTTTCTATATTGACGTTGGTAACTTACCAAAAGGTAAGGCTGAACAATATTTACGTGACGTTATGGTTAAGTATCGTAACAAGATGGTTTATGATGCTACGACTGGTGAACTGCGTGATGACCGCAAACACATGTCGATGTTAGAAGACTTTTGGTTACCTCGCCGTGAAGGTGGTAAAGGCACAGAGATTACAACGTTGCCAGCTGGTCAAAACCTTGGTGAGTTAGAAGACGTTAAGTATTTCAGAAACAAACTGTTGAATGCATTGAACGTTCCAATTGCACGTTTAGAACCACAACAATCTGGTGGTATGATTGGCATTGGTAGAAGCACTGAAGTAACACGTGATGAAGCCAAGTTTGCAAAGTTTGTACAGAGACTACGTAATAAATTCACACACATCTTTGATGAAGCATTGAGTGTACAGTTGACACTTAAAGGTATTTGTACCCGTGAAGAATGGGAAGAATTCAAAGAAGACATTTACTACGACTTCCAAAAAGATAATAACTTTGTTGAGTTGCGTGATGCTGAATTGTTACGTGAAAGAATTAATTTGTTAACTCAAGTTGACCCATTTGTTGGCCGTTATTATTCTGCTGATTGGGTTAAACGTCATATCTTGCAATTGACTAAAGAACAAATTGAAGAGATGAATAAAGAGATTAAAAAAGAAGATGACGATGGTACTGGAGGTTCAGTGTTACAACAAGGTGGAGAACCACCCGTATCACCAGATGAATACCCACCAGTTGACAATACTGCTGATACAGCTGCAACAGAATCTATGACACCAATGTTGGATGCCGAGTTAGATAAATACTCATCAAGTATGATAAATAAGAAATAATGGAGAATAATTATGGATATTAAAAACTTTATTAATGCTTCAATTGAAGGTAATGCAGTCGAAGCACAACAAGCATTGAACGATGTAATCTCAGCACGTGCCATGGAAGCCTTGGCATCCCGTAAAACTGAGATCGCACAAAATTTGTATAACGGCAGAGAAGCAGAATCAACCGAAGAACAACAAGAAGTATGAAATCGTTACAAGAATTAAGAAACATTGTTGAGGAAGAGAAGAAGGACTATTCAAAGTTCGATGCTCTTGTGCGTGCTGGTTTAGGTAACAAAGCACAGATTCAACGTTTGCATAATATTCTTGACAAGATGGGTGAAGAAAAGCCTAACTTTAATAACGCAGATAAAGAAATCATACGTAATATTTTTAACAAGATGGTTGATTTGATTACCAGTAATCCAAACATCAATCGTCAAGCTCGCCGTGCGGTATCAGAAGAACTTGAAGAAAGTTTAATTGATAGTTCCGATTATAAGATTGGACCATCTGGCAAGAAAATTAAAGCGCATCGTATCGAAATTAAATCGGGTACTGAAAAGGCAAAAGACCAAGTGGTTGAAGCAGTTGAAGACAATGTAATTCCACCATCGGATCCTCCATTTGTTTTATTGTTGAAACGTAGAGCAGTCAGATTGTTTCCTGATGGTACTAAGGTTGCCTTGTATTACAACGACAAACTTAAAAAAGTATTCTCAGTACCATTCAACTCACAATACATGGGTTACAACTCAATGGCACCAGTCATTCAGGCCGAAGGCATGGACGAACAAGGAGAGGTGTTGGAAGAGGCTGTCATGGATACTCTACATAAGATTGTATCCAACAAGTCGGCACAAAAAGTTAAGTTTGCTTCTGGTGAAACGAGAACAGTTGACCATTTCACAGCATCAGCACTCACACAAGTTCATGGTGCTTTGAATGATAATAATAAGAAGAAGTTTGCAGATATGGTGCATAAGTCACCTGGTCATTTTACAAAGGCTGCAGATTTTGCTTTCAGTAAATCAAAATGACATTTATTGAAAGTATATTAAATAACAAACTAACCGAGGCAAAAGATAAATTATTTGCACGGTTAAATGAGGTTGCTTCTGAGAAATTAACAGAAGCAAAAGGTCATATTGCTCATATCGTATATGAAGAAGTGGAAGACTTGGATGAAGGCAACATTGTTAAAACTGGTAGAGTACAGAGAATCAAAAGACGTATCAGAAGAAACAAACAAGGCCGAATCATTCTTCAACGCAATGTACGTAGGTCAGCAATTAAAGGATATAGACTTTCTGGAAATACGGTAAAAAGAATACCTGCTGCACAAAGATTGCACAAAGCCAGAATGTTAAAAAGATATTGGAAAACTAAAGGCCGTTCAAAGATGAATAGAGTTTTATTAAAAAGAAAAATGTCTATGCGCCGCCGCAAATCAATGGGAATAAAATAATATGGCATACGAAATTATTAACACAAAAAGATCCCGCTCGATTATCAGAATTACTGGTAATACGGCAACAACTATTCCGTTGACTTCACTTGCAACAGATGCCAATGAAGTTATCACAGCTGCATCGATTGCACACATTATTACCTCTTCTGATGGATGGATTCGCATCTATCGTGGTGATAATACATCTGCACCATTGGTTGTTGCAATGTATCAGTCAAATGACTTACCATTGACACAGTATGATATCTCTTTGGCAAATACACCTTCTGCCAATTTACATATCACCAACAGTGGTACTGATGGTACTGTGATTCTATCAGTTACTAAATCTGCAACTTATGCAACACCATTAGTAGGTATCTAAAATGAAACTAATTACAGAAAGAATTGAGAGCGTAAAGTATCTCACTGAAGCAACAGAAAAAGGTAAAAAGAACCTTTATATTGAAGGTACTTTCCTTGTTGCTGAAAAAGTTAATCGTAATAACCGCATGTACAAGATGGATACATTGCGTAAAGAAGTTAAACGTTATAACGAAGAATTTGTTAAAACAAACCGTGCATTGGGAGAACTTGGTCATCCAGACACACCGACTCTCAACTTGGAACGAGTATCACATAAGATTGTATCTTTGACTGAAGATGGCAATTCATTTTATGGTAAGGCATTGATCCTAGATACTCCATACGGAAATATTGTTAAGAATTTTATTGAGAATGATGTTAACTTGGGTGTATCTTCTAGAGCTATGGGTTCTGTAACCATGACTAGAGAAGGTTACAACTTGGTACAAGACGATTTGCGTTTGGCTACGGCTGCCGATATCGTTGCGGATCCATCAGCTCCAGGTGCATTTGTTAACGGAATTATGGAGGGTAAAGAATGGCTATTCGTTGAGGGACGATTCGTGGAAGTAGACATAGATAATGCTAAGAGAGCCATACGAAATGCTCCACAAAAACAATTAGAAGCAGTTGCATTGCAGCTGTTTGAAAATTTCATCAGAAAACTTTAATTTTATAAATAAGATATCATAAGGAGAATCCTAATGCCTAAAAACAAACTAATGGAAGCAGCAGCTGAAATTCTTTCCTCTGGAAAGAGTAAAGCGTCAGCAATGCCACCACAAAAATTACCTGGTGAGGAGGTCGACCTAGGCGGACCAACACCCCAGAATGCGAAGCCAGATGATGACTCGCACAAGATCGATGCTACTAAGGCAGCTAAGAGCGCAACCGCTCCGACAACAAAGCCTTCTGCAGCTTCTGCTGACACTCAACTAAAAATGAGAGAAGAAGAAGAAATCGAAGGTACTGTTGTGTCTGAGTACCGAGTTAATGCTAAAGACGACATTGATGCTTTGTTTGCCGATGACCAAAACATCTCTGAAGAATTCAAATCTAAAGTTACTACGATTTTTGAAGCACGTGTTATTGACCGCATTCAACAAATCGAAGAACAAACTGAAGCTAAGTATGCCGGTATGCTTGAAGAAGCTATCGAGTCTGTACGCACTCAGTTAGAAGAAAAAGTAGACGACTATGTTAACTACGTAGTTGAACAATGGCTAGAAGAAAACGCAATCGCTATCGAATCCGGTTTGCGTGCTGAATTGGCCGAAGACTTTATTTCTGGTCTACACAAATTGTTTGCTGAGAACTACATCAATGTACCTGAAGACAAGGTAGAATTGGTTGATGAGTTGGCAACTAAAGTGGAACAGTTAGAGTCCAAATTAAATGAAGAAATTGAAAAGAGCATCGGTTACAAGAAGTCTTTAATCGAAGCCACAAAACAAGAAGTTACCCGTTCTGTTTGCGAAGGCCTAACAGAAACTCAAGTTGAAAAAATCAAATCGCTTGCAGAGAGCGTTGAATTCTCCACAGAGGAAGAATACCAAAACAAACTTGAGACAATCCGTGAAAACTACTTCCCATCTGGTGTTAAAAAGGCAGACGAAGAGCAACTACACGAACAGGTATCTGCAGAAGACGCAGGCGAAACTAAGAAACAAGTAAGTGCCGACCCATATGTGTCATCTGTTGCTAACGCTATTTCTAAAACCAAACTATAAATTAATCAAGGAGATTAAATATGTTACTTTCTGAACAACTTCAGACCAAATGGGCAACGGTCATTGACCACCCAGAACTACCAAAAATTACTGACCCATACCGCAAGGCTGTGACTGCTGTTATTCTTGAGAATCAAGCTCAAGAAATGCAGAAGCAATCTGGTATGATGATGGAAACTGCACCAACCAATTCTTTGGGTGGCACAGGTTATTCCGGTGGTTCTACTGCAACAGGCCCTGTTGCCGGTTTCGATCCAATCCTAATCAGCTTGGTTCGCCGTTCTTTGCCTAACCTTATCGCTTATGATATCGCTGGCGTTCAACCAATGACAGGCCCAACAGGATTGATCTTTGCAATGCGTTCTACTTACGGTACTAACCGTGATGTGAATGGCGGTGCTGTCGAAGCTTTCTACAATGAAGCCAACACTGGTTTCTCTGGTGATAAAGCTACACAAACAGCTATTTCTATGGCTGCTAATACTGCTTTGGGTAACCAAAACGTTTTTGCTTCTACAGTTACAACTGGCGGTGCAATGGCAACTTCTGTTGCTGAAGATTTGACATTCAATGAAATGGGCTTCTCAATTGAGAAAGTTTCTGTTACTGCAAAGTCACGTGCTTTGAAGGCAGAGTACTCAATGGAATTGGCACAAGACTTGAAGGCAGTTCATGGTCTAGACGCAGAAACAGAATTGGCAAACATCTTGTCAACTGAAATTCTTGCTGAAATTAACCGTGAAGTTATCCGTACAATTTACTCTGTTGCTAAAGTTGGTGCTCAAGTTGGTACTACTACTGCAGGTACATTTGACTTGGATACAGACTCCAACGGTCGCTGGATGGTTGAAAAGATTAAAGGTTTGGCATTCCAATTGGAACGTGAAGCTAATACAATCGCTAAGACAACCCGTCGTGGTAAAGGTAACGTGATGATCTGTTCATCTGACGTTGCTTCTGCTTTGGCAATGGCTGGTCTTTTGGACTACCAATCTGCTTTGAACAGCCAAGTTAACTTGACAGTTGACGATACTGGCAATACATTTGCTGGTACATTGTTCGGTCGTATCAAAGTGTACATCGATCCATATTTCGCTGCTAACTCCACATCCGAGTTTGCCGTTATGGGTTATAAGGGTTCTAACGCATATGACGCAGGTATTTTCTACTGCCCATACGTTCCTCTACAAATGGTTCGTGCAGTTGATACAAACAACTTCCAACCAAAGATTGGCTTCAAGACACGTTATGGTCTAGTTGCTAACCCATTTGCAGAAGGTGCTACACAAGGCGTTGGCGCATTGACCGCTAGAGCTAACTTGTACTATCGTGCATTCAAGATTTCTAACTTGATGTAATAGAAACCCCGTTAAGAGGGTTACTTAAAAGAGAGGGTCGAAAGACCTTCTCTTTTTTTTCGCCTAAATATACGTATGACAGCACTAACAAGAAACCCATCAAATCCAAATTTAATTCATCCAAATAAATTTGAGTTAAATTTTGGTCGACTACCAAACATGCAGTACTTTTGCCAAACGGTAACAGTACCTGGAGTTTCATTGTCGGAAATACCAAAGCCAACACCTTTTGTTGACATGTACATTCCAGGTGAGAAAGCCATCTATGACTTGTTAAACGTAACCTTTATGGTTGACGAAGAACTACAGGCATGGAAAGAAGTACACGATTGGATTCGTGCCATGACATTCCCTAAAGATTACTCTGAGTATCAAAACTTGGCAAACTTGAATCGATATTCAACTTTAGGTAAAACTACAGGTCCCCAATATTCTGATGCAACAATTACCATATTGTCATCATCAAATATTCCATTGTACCGATTTAAATTCTACGAAGTATTCCCAACAAGCATATCTTCATTCGCCATGTCATCTACCGACACGCCAGAGAATATCATTACTGCCGATGCCACATTCAGATTTACCTATTACGATATTGACAAACTGTAATTTATAATGTATACTCCTAACTAGGAGGCTCTATGACTAAACTTGAAGAACTGTTGGAGATGTGGCGTAAAGATGCACAGATTGACCGCACACAACCCAACGTTGAACTGATTAATATTCCACAACTACACTCGAAGTACTTGACTATCATGTCAAAGCACAGACTTCTTTCTAAAGAAGCTGAGTTTAAGTTTAACAAATATAAAAAAATAAAGTGGGAATATTATACAGGCAAAATGGATGATGACGAATTAAAAAAATACGGATGGGAACCATTTCCATTTGTACTCAAATCCGACATTACTACATACTTTGATAGTGATGAAGATTTAAACAAACTCTCTGCCAGCAAAATAATGCATGATGAAATAGTTGATGTTTGCCAAAGTATTATGAAGGAACTCAACAGTCGTACATTTCAGTTACGTGACTATATTGCTTGGGAGAGGTTCATACAAGGCATAGGTTAATGGCAGATTTGATATTAAAAAAACTTAATGAAGCTTACATTAGGTTTGAATGTGAAAGAAACATAGCACAAGAGTTAAGTGATTATTTCACATTCTATGTTCCAGGTTACCAGTTTACTCCTGCTTATAAGTCTCGCATATGGGACGGCAAGATTAGATTGGCAGACCTAAGAACATTTAATATCTATCATGGTCTAGTTCCATACATTCAAAAGTTTTGTGAAGAACGTGAATACACATTAGAACTGGAAAAAGAAGTTAATATCACAACTAACTTCTCTGTACACGAAGCAAAAGAATTCATTACATCATTAAATTTGCCACTAGAGGTACGTGATTACCAACTAGATGCATTTGTAAAAGCCATTCGTAACAAACGAATGTTGTTATTATCACCAACAGCATCAGGCAAATCTCTTATATTGTATCTCATTCTTTCTAAGATACAAGAACAGAATCACTCTAAAGGTTTATTAATTGTACCAACCACATCATTGGTTGAACAAATGTATTCTGATTTTAAGTCATATGGTTATGATGTTGATACGTATTGTCACCGACAGTATGCAGGTAAAGATAAACACACAGATAAGTTTTTAACTATCACAACATGGCAATCTATTTACAACAGAGAGAAAGAATACTTTGAACAGTTTGATTATGTACTAGGTGATGAGGCCCACCAGTTTAAAGCAAAGTCTCTGACAACCATACTATCTGGTTGTGTGAATGCGTCCATGCGTGTTGGATGTACTGGAACATTAGATGGCACTCAGACACACAGATTAGTATTAGAAGGTTTGTTTGGTGCAGTTCATAAGGCAACAACAACTAAAGAATTGATTGAAAACAAACATGCTGCTGATTTTAAAATCAAATGTATTGTACTAAAATATCCAGATGTTGTATGTAAAGAATCCAGAAATTGGGATTACAATGCTGAAATGGATTACATTGTTGCTAGTAGAAAAAGAAATGATTTCATTAAGAATCTAACTCTATCGTTAGAAGGTAACACACTTGTATTATTCCAATATGTGGATAAACATGGCAAGTTTTTATATGAACACATCAAAGACAGTAACATAGATAGAACAATATCTTTTGTTTATGGTGGTACTGATGTAGAAGAACGTGAGAATGTTCGTGCCGTAACAGAAAAAGAAACTAATGCAATCATTGTTGCATCTTATGGTACATTCTCTACTGGTATTAATATTCGTAATCTACACAATGTAATATTTGCATCACCATCTAAGTCCAGGATTAGAAACTTACAATCTATTGGCCGTGTATTACGATTAGGTGATAACAAAGACCAAGCTGTGTTATATGATATCGCAGATGATTTTAGAACAGGCAAACATACCAATTATACCTTGCATCATTTCGTAGAACGTGTTAAAATATACGATGAAGAGAAATTTGAATATAAATTTTACAACGTAGATATAAAAGAATGAACAACGAATTATCAATTAAACTCTTTAGATTGGCAACAGGCGATGACATTATCTCCGCATTTGTTGAAGACATAGAGTCCAATAGTGTTATTCTGCAACACCCTATGAAATTAGTTTTTCGTAGGATTCCAACTGGTGCAACTATATTGGCTATGATGCCATGGTTGCCTAGTGAGTTGATTAAAGTCGATGCCGCTGTCATCGACCTTGCAGAAATTGTGACTATATTGGAATTGAAAGATGATATGGTTGATTACTACCTGAATGTAGTAGAGAAATTTTTGTTATCTACTGAAAACTCGGAAGAGATTTTTAGAGAGAGATTACTTGGTGCAATGGATCATTCTGAATTGGATAACCTAGAACAAGTAATGGAAGAGAAAACTAACAGTGTAATCCATTAACATGAAACAGCAACACCGCAATTATATGATTAAACCAACCAACGTGTCAAGCGTTAAATAAGGCAAATATGAGTACTAAACATTATGTGAACAACGCCGACTTTCTGAAGGCTCTAATTCAATACCGTGAGGATTGTGAAACCGCAAAGAAGGATGGTAAGGAAGATCCACAGATTCCAAATTATATTGGTGAATGTTTCCTGAAAATTGCGGAACACTTGTCTAGAAAACCAAACTTTATTTCCTATTCCTTCCGTGATGAGATGATGAGTGATGGTGTTGAGAATTGCCTGATGTACTTTCGCAACTTTGATCCGGTAAAGAGTAAGAATCCATTTGCTTATTTTACTCAAATCATATATTATGCTTTTCTCAGACGAATTATGCGTGAGAAAAAACAACTGTATGTTAAGTATAAGGCAACAGAAATGTTCGGCATACTAGATGAGGGTGAATTTCTATCTGATGATGATGGAGCCAACAAACAGTTTCAGTTGTATGAAAACATTTCCGAATTCATTTACAACTTTGAAGAAAACAAAAAGAAGAAAAAAGAAAGTAAAACTAAAGGACTTGAAAAGTTCATTGAAGAGATTGATGAAGATAAATGAAGATTTAGTGTCGTTGAAAATCGTTTTTTATAAATATTAATGATACCAATTAATAGGAGAAAAAATGAGAACTACACCAGAAAAAAGAAAAGTTACTTTATTAAAATATAACAATACAACTGAACGCAAACAAGCAATGAAGGAGTATTATGCAAATAATAAAGATAAATCTAAAAATAGGATGTTGATTAGGAACTATGGTATATCTCTAGAAGATTACAATAAGATGTTATTTGAACAGAATGGTAATTGTTATATTTGTGAAAAACATTATACTGAACAGAAAAAAAGTTTAAGTGTTGACCATTGTCATATAACAGGTAATATTAGAAAACTACTTTGTTCAAACTGTAATACTTCTTTAGGTTTACTAAAAGAAGATATCGACCGAGTTAAAAAACTTATAGAATATATTGAAGAAAATAAAATACTATGAAGCTGGCAATTATAAATGATACCCATGCGGGTGCTCGTGGTGATAGTTTACCTTTTAATGAATACTTCTTCAAATTCTGGGAAGGTACATTCTTTCCTTATTTGAAAGAACACGACATTAAACATATCTGCCACCTTGGTGATGTGGTAGACCGAAGAAAGTTTATTAACTATGTTATTCTGAATTCGTGGCGTAAACGATTCTTTGATGTGTTAAAGAACGAAGGCATTACCATGGATGTAATTGTAGGTAATCACGATGTGACTTACAAGAACACAAATGAAATCAATGCCATGAATGAGTTGTTTGACCACTATGATAACATAAATGTGTACACAAGTCCAGTAAAGAAGAACTATGATGGTACAGAAGTATTGATGGTGCCTTGGATTAATTCTAGTAATTACCAAGAAACCTTAGATGATGTACAACAAACAACCGCACAGATTGTATTTGGTCACTTTGAGATTGCTGGCTTTGAAATGGACAAAGGTAATATTTGCCATACAGGCTTAGAAAAGAAGATGTTTGACCGATTCGATACTGTATTGTCTGGCCACTTTCACCACAAATCAAGTGATGGCAACATTTCTTATTTGGGTAATCAGTATGAAATTACTTGGGCAGATTATAATGACCAACGTGGCTTTCACATCTTTGATACCGACACAAGAGAGTTGACATTTGTACCAAATCCACATAAGATGTTTCATAAGATAACATATGATGATGGCGCACAATCATTTGAAGATTGGAAGACACATGACTTTAGTTTATACAAAGAGTGTTACATTAAAGTTGTTGTAATAAACAAACAGAACCCTTACCTGTTTGATACAGTATTGGATAATTTATATAAATCTGGTGCAGCTGATATATCCATTGTTGAAGACTTCAATGATTATGATACCGACATTGATGCCGATATTGTGGATCAGGCAGAAGATACAATGACCATACTATCAAAGTACATAGATAACTTGACAATTAATGTAGAACGTGATAAACTCAAGAACTTAATGAAAGAATTATACGTTGAGGCATTGAATACAGAAACTTCAGAATGATTATTTTTAGATATGTAAAATGGAAGAATTTTCTATCCACTGGCAACAGTTGGACTGAAATCAAGTTGGACAACTCACACAACACACTAGTAGTCGGTGAAAATGGTTCAGGCAAGAGCACAATGTTAGATGCATTGTGTTTCTCTTTGTTTGGCAAACCATTTCGCAGCATTAACAAACCCCAACTTGTAAATTCAATCAATGGCAAAGATGCTGTGGTTGAAGTTGGTTTTGATACCGCTAACAAATCATATAAGATTGTTCGTGGTATCAAACCAAATGTATTTGAAATTTATCAAGACGGTGTTCTAATCAATCAAGAAGCCGCAATGCGTGACTACCAAGAATTCTTAGAGAAGTTTATTCTCAAGTTGAATTACAAATCATTTACTCAGATTGTGATTCTTGGTTCGGCATCATTCACACCATTTATGCAGTTGTCTCCAGGTGATCGCAGGTCTATCATTGAAGACTTGTTAGACATTCAAATCTTTTCCACTATGAACAGTTTGGTAAAAGAACGAATGACTGAGAACAAAGAACTGTCAGTTGCCAAAAAGAGTGAGATCGAATTGGCAAAACAGAAACATGAAATGCAGAAGAAACATATTGATGAGTTGAATCAGAACAATGACCTAAGGGTAAAACAATATGAGAATGAAATTCAAACTAACAACAACGCCATACAAACCTTACATGGAGAAGTTGCTAATGCCAGTACATTGGTCGAAACGTTGTCAACATCAGTGGCAGAGAAATCTATTGTTGAGGATAAGGTCAAGAAGATTACAAAGCTTGAATCTCAAATTGAGAGCAACTTATCCAAACTACGTAAAGATATCAGTTTCTTCCAGCACAATGATGATTGTCCAACTTGTAGGCAAGCCATTGCCTCGGATTTCAAAGATACGGAACTTCTCAATCTAGGTACAAAAGTTGGTGAGTGTGAACATGGATTGACACAATTAGAATCCAAGTTACTTGCGGAACAAACTAAGTTGAATTCTATCTCCGAGGTACAGAAACAGATTCAGGCACTACAGATTCAGATTGCCACAAAGAGTACTTCTATTACCGAGATTAACAAGTATATTGTTAAAATACAAAAAGAGATTGCGGCATTGCAATCAAATAAAGATTCAACAGAGACACAACAAGTCCAGCTACAAGAACTCGCAAATCATTTGAGTAAGCTAGAAGAAGACTTAAGAGCATTAATAGATACAAAGACATATTATGAGGCCGCTTCGGTGTTGTTAAAAGATACAGGCATTAAAACAAAGATTGTTCGCCAGTATTTACCAATCATTAATAAATTGGTCAATAAGTATTTATCTACCTTAGATTTCTTTGTCAACTTCAACCTCGATGAGTCGTTTAAGGAAACAATCAAGTCTAGGCACCGTGATGAGTTTTCATATGCATCGTTTTCTGAAGGTGAGAAACAACGTATTGATATGGCCTTGTTACTGACATGGCGTGCTGTCGCCAAGTTAAAGAATTCATCCAACACCAACCTGTTGATACTGGATGAGGTCTTTGATTCTTCACTAGATACAGAAGGTACTGAAAATCTAATGAAGATACTACACATGTTGGAAGATGTTAATCTGTTTGTTATTTCACATAAAGGTGATATACTACAAGACAAGTTCCGAAATGTGATTCGGTTTGAGAAGGTAAAGAATTTTTCTAGAATAGTGAGGTAATTATGAAAGAGTTTTTAATTAAAGATGATGCGGCATTTAAGTTACGTGTTCAGGTTAAACCCTGTTTCGTACCAAAAGATTTGAATGCAGTATATTTTGTGCAAGAAGTTTTGGGTGAAGATGAAGAGATTGTTCATTCATCAACATATGAATTCTTTTTGACCAATGAAGAGATTGCAAAATTGTGTGAAGGATTAACCAATGAGTGAGGTACTCACGTTTAATACCGAAAGTAATACAGTTGTCAAAGAGTCAGAAATTGTTCCATTGAAAATTTATTCTGATGCTTTCGGTATGTTGAAAGAGGTAATGCCTGAATACACAGACAAGTTACCTAATAATAACATGGAGAGATTCTCCAAACAAATGCACCTGACAAGGAAGATGTATAATGGTATTGGTCTTGCAGCTAACCAATGTGGTATTCGTGCCCGTGTATTTGTAATCGGTACAGGTGATAGAGATGATTTTAAAATTACCTGTATCAACCCACGTGTGGTAAAAGAATCGGATAACATTGTGCGAGACAAAGAAGGATGCTTGTCTTACCCTGCATTACATGTTACAATAGGACGTCCAGACAACATTGATGTTGAATTCACTAATGAAAAAGGTGAACTTGTCAATATGAATTTGACTGGAGTAACTGCTCGTTGTTTCTTACATGAGTTGGATCATTTGAATGGTGTGTTAATGGCTGACAGAGTTGGCAAAACTTCCATGATGATGGCCAAAGAGAAACAGATGAAGCGACTAAAGAAATTTGAAAGAAACTATAAACGTGGCATACGCATTTGATCCTAAAGATGATATCGAAACACAATACAAAAAGTGGTTAGACTCAGGTATTGTTTATAAAGATATTGATTTGGGTGTTCTAACAGAGAACGTTAAGAAAGATTTGACGTTCGTATCAGCTATGGATGTTAAAGAATACACCTTGTACCAGAAATGGTGTGAGGTGCATGAGAAATATCCAACTGAGGAGATGAACACCTTGTTTGGAACTGAGATGCAGTTAATTGACCCCTCTCAGAAAACAATGATTGATGAAGTTAAGGCCAACATTTGGACGCCTGATTCACCTGATGCATACTTAGATTTGGAACCTGTTCTAATCTATACTGATGACTCTGGTGAAAAAGTATCCACAGGTATGGACGGCACCAATGTAACTCAGAAAATTAAACGTTCTGATTTACCTGAAAGATGGAACGCAGCACGTACATTCATTTCAACAATGAAGAACAACTCTAACATTGGCCGTAATTTAAATTTCTTTGCACAGGATAAGAAGACAGGTAAGTACCTTGGTGTTATCTGTATCTCATCCGACTTCCTAGATTTAACACCAAGAGATAATGTAATTGGTTGGGAACGTGAGAAGAAAACACAAGGCGGTATGATTAACTATACTGCCATTGGTTCTACGATTGTTCCGTTTCAACCATTAGGTTATAACTACGTTGGTGGTAAACTACTTGCTTTACTTTGTTTATCTGATACGGTACAAGATTTGTGGAAGAAACAATATGGTGATACACTAGTTGGTGTTACTACAACATCACTCTATGGTAAAACCAAGGCAAACGGATTAAGTCAATATGATAATCTTGACCATTGGTTGCCGATGGGCTTTACATCTGGTTCTGTCTCATTTGAACCAGAGAGAGATACTAGATATGAAATACGTGAATGGTTAAAAAAGAATCATACACGAAAATACTTTGAATGGTACGTTGCAAAGAAACCTAGTGGTCAACCATACAAGCGTGACCACAAGAATCGTTCGTTATCATTTACATATTCAAAGTTAGGTATTCCTAAAGAGTTGATTCGTTCAGAACATGCTCGTGGAATTTATTTCAGTCCATTGTATGATAACACATATGATTTTCTTTGCGGCAAATGTGACGGCAATGATTTGAAAAAGTCGTTCGAAACGTCTACAGAGAGCCTAAGTAATACATGGAAAGAAAAACATGCAAGAGGTCGGATTGGTTTTCTAAAGAAGAAAAACAAAGTCTCTACCGAAACATTGTTTTATGATGATTTGATTTATTTGTCATGGCAAGAAACTAAGGATAAATATCTAAGTCAAGTAGGAAGATAAATGCGGTTTTCCGTGAAACGTCCCTCCCAAGGGAAAAGTTGGTTAAACTCCATAAAACCGCTCCAATTAGAGGTGTTGTAGAAATACAACATCTCTTTTTTTATGCTTGCCATTTTCCATGGTTCCTCTATAATTAAACCTTTACAGACGAACATGGACAACAGTTCCACAAGTAGTACTAAAGTATTCATTTTTTGAGGGCTTGCCAAACGCCCCAATTCTGTTATAATTAATGCATACATCGGGAAATAATATGCAATATTCAGTACAATCCAAGTCTCAATTAGCCAAGTTGTTGGCTTCAGAGAACCTTATTGTTGAACACAAAAAGGTTCAGACCGCATCCTTTGACCTTAAGAATCGTATTTTGTCATGTCCAATCTGGAAAGATATGTCAGGCGAAATGTACGACCTTTTGTTAGGGCATGAGGTTGGTCATGCATTAGAAACACCTGAAGAAGGTTGGCATGATGCTGTTACTACAGGCAAATCCAAATTCAGTAAAAACTTCAAACACTTTTTGAATGTTGTTGAAGATGCCCGTATCGAAAAGAAAATCAAACGTAAATTTCCAGGTATTAAACCTTCATTCATTAAAGCTTATGGCCAATTAATTGACCGTGATTTTTTTGGTATTAAAGACCAAGATGTAAATGCATTGCCGTTTATTGACCGCTTGAATTTATATACTAAAGGTGGTTATAATCTTGGTATTAAATTTGATAATGCCGATGAATCTGCTTTATTAGAAGCAGTAGAAGCTTGCGAATCATGGGAAGATGTTGTTGAAGTTACTGGTGCTATTTTTGATTATTCGAAAAAAGAACAACAGGAAGAATCTAAACTGAAACAAAAATCAACAGCTGGTGATTCTTATGGTGAGAATGATGATTACGATTATGATGAATCGGATAATTATAGTGATTATGATTATGATGAATCGGATGATGGTGATGATAATACCAATGATGGTGACGATACAGAAAATGATAATGATGGAGATTCTGATTCTGAATCCGATGAAACAACTGGTGAAGAATATGGCGAACGTAAAGTTAATCGTTATAAAGATACTAGAAATTCATTTTCAGATAATGATGATGATTTTGAACCACGTTGTGAAACTGATGAAAACTTCCGTGATAATGAAGGCCTTTTGCTTGATGAGAAAAGCAAAGAATATGTTTATGTGAATATACCAAAATACAATCCAAAAAATTCAATTACACCATATAAACGTGTACATGAATTAATGGAAAATTTCTGGTTTAAAGGTGAATATCTTCCTGATGTTGAACATAATCGTTCAGTGCAAGAAAATCTTTTGAAAGAATTTAAAAATCGTAATGAACGTTATGTATCATTACTTGCCAAAGAATTTGAAATGCGTAAAGCTGCCTCCAAATTCTCTAAACAAAAGATATCGGAGACTGGTGATATTGATATCTCCCGCATTTACAAATATAAAGTTGATGATAATATCTTCCGTAAAGTGATGCGTGTACCAAAAGGTAAATCACACGGATTGGTTTTGATTCTTGACCGTTCAGGTTCCATGGATGATAATATGCCCAATTCAATTGAGCAGATTTTAATTCTAACCATGTTCTGCCGCAAAGTGAATATTCCTTTTGTTGTATATGGTTTTGGTAATTGTATGGCTAGTCGGGCTTTAGATATTCAATTTGATGGTGGTAAAATGCCTCCTTCATTTTCTAAAAATAAAAATGACTTGTATTTCTCCGATGTTTTTATGCGTGAATATATGAATTCACGTATGGGTAATGCCGAATTTAATCGTTGCCTCCGTAATATGGTTTCATTAATGAATTCATATATGCCAAGATTTCAACGTAAGATTAATCGTCCCAGTTCAGAAACATTATCTAATACACCAATGATTGAAGCTATGGTTGCTTCACGTTACATTACTAATGAATTTCGCAAAGTGAATAATCTTGATATTGTTAACATGGTATTAATCCATGATGGTGATGCCGATAATATATCTGGTTATTATGAAGAAGGTATGACTGATTATGGTACTTACAAAACAAATTGGTTTAGTGAGAAAACACAATCGGTTGTTATTCGTGATGAACAATCTAAAACTGAATTTCTTTTGAAGAATGAAAACAATAAAGATAATGATCCAATGCGTGTCGCTATTTTTGATTGGTATAAACAAGTTACTGGTGCAAAGATTGTTGGTTTCTTTTTGATTGGTGCTGGTCATCATGCAAGAGCTGCTATTCAACGTAAATATATTTCTGGTAATGAATTGCCTGTTAAAACGGATCAATACAATTCTTATGAATCACATAATCGTTGGTTGCGTGAAAAAGAAGAAGCACGTGAAATGCTTAAAGTGATTAAAACAACCAAGTTTTTAGAATCTAAAAATGGTGGTTACAACAAATTCTTTTTGATTCCTGGTGGTAATGATTTGAATATTGAAGAAGAAGAATTATCTGTTGAAGGTAATGTCACTGCTTCTAAATTGCGTACCGCATTTATTAAGATGAATAAGAAAAAACAGGTAAGCCGTGTCTTGGTTAACCGTTTTATTGGTGAAATTGCAATGTAATACTAAAGTAGTACTGTTGTTTTTATGCAACAGTGCTATTGACAAACCTTGTGGTTTTGATATAATTGGTATATTAAATTGATTGATGGAGTTTTTGTGATGCGTGGTATTCAAGTTGACAAACGTGAAAAGTTTATTTCTATTGCCTCTTCCTCAGGCAAGGACATTTTAACATTACAGGATATTAAAGACCTGTGCGTTGAAAATGATATTAAGTTACCTCAGTGGTATTTGAAAGATATGGATTATCGTGCTGGTCGTGGTCTATATAAAGTTCCCTCTAACAGCGCCAACATAGTTAACATGGCGCCAGCTCAAGTTATACAAATGAAAAAACCCGAACCTGTTGCGCCAACCGGCAATCGTATTACCAATATTGTTACTGACCTCGAAACAGAAAATCTGGTTCCAAAACAATATGCAAATTATGTTCCTTTTGGTAACTTTGATGATTTGTTGGCAATTGTAAAAAGTAATTTGTTCTACCCTATTTTTATTACTGGTCAATCTGGCAACGGCAAAACAATGTCAGTTGAACAAGCTTGCGCTAAAGCTAAACGTAAATTTGTTTGCGTATCAATGACACCTGATACCGATGAAAGTGATTTGCTTGGCAATTATGTTTTGATTAATGGTCAAATGGAATGGCGTGATGGTCCAGTTACCGTTGCGGCTCGACAAGGCGCTGTGCTGTGTATTGATGAAATTGATTATGGTGCTCAGAACCTGTCCTGCTTACAACGTGTTTTAGAAGGCAAACCTTTCTTGCTTAAAAAGAAGAATGAAATGGTTGCACCTGCTGAAGGTTTTACAATTGTGGCTACTGCCAATACAAAAGGTAAAGGTTCAGAAGATGGTCGTTACATGTTTACCAATGTTTTGAATGAGGCTTTCCTTGAACGTTTCTTGAATACATATGAACAAGAGTTTCCTCCAATCAACGTTGAGAAGAAAATCATTCGTAAAGAATTGGCTTCTTTGAACCGTACTGATGATGAATTTGCCGAGAAATTGGTAACATGGGCTGATGTAATTCGCAAAACGTTTGCTGAAGGTGGTGTTGATGAAATTATTTCCACTCGCCGTCTGGTACACATTTGCAAAACGTATTCTGTGCATGGTGACCGCATGAAGGCACTTGCCCTCTGCTTGAACCGTTTTGATGCCGATACCAAATTATCATTTATTGACCTGTACACCAAACTGGATGCAGGCGCCAATACGGCTAATCAGCAAGTGAACGTAGATGCAATTTCGGCAAACAGTGATGAATTACCATTCTAATTGCCTGAAAACTGTTGACAAGTGTTAATAGTTTTGTTATAATAGAATTTCTGAGAGAATGAACCACCTCTCAGAATTATTTGAAGTGTGGTTCGTTTTTATTATTTAAATTTTGGAGTTATTATGTCCGCTAAAGCAAAAATCTTGTCCTACTTGAGCAAATCTGATGGTTACAACACGTTGACCGTTAATCAAGCTCGTGCTCGTTTCAACGTTCAGAACGTTGCTGCTCGCATTAACGAATTGCGTGAAGAAGGTCATGCTATTTACTTGAACACCCGTATCAAGTCTGATGGCGAGAAAGTTTCTTTCTATCGTCTAGGCACACCAACTAAGCGTCAAGTTGCTGCTGGCTTGCAAGCACTTCGCACTGCAGGAATGTCAACTTTCGCCTAAAAGAGTAGTCTCTTTGTAAGAGGAGTAGGATATATAAGTATATCCCTCCTCTTTTTTTATGGAATAAATTATGGAAATACAAGTCAAAGTTGAAGATTTGAAAAAGAATAAACTGTTTGTGGCTACACCAATGTATGGTGGCATGGCACACGGGTTGTACCTGAAGTCTTGTTTAGACCTTCAAGGTATTATGTCACGTTATGGTGTTGATGTTAAGTTCTCTTTCCTATTTAATGAATCACTTATTACACGTGCAAGAAACTACCTCGTAGATGAATTCTTGCGCTCAGATTGCACACACTTATTGTTTTTGGATTCTGATATTCATTACAACCCACAAGATGTTGTAGCATTATTGGCATTAGATAAAGATGTTATTGGTGGTCCTTACCCCAAGAAATCAATCAATTGGAATAACATTGCACATGCCGCACGTAACCATCCAGATTTGGAACCACGTGAATTGGAAACATTGGTTGGTGAATATGTATTCAATGTTGTTAAAGGCACATCACAATTCTCAGTTACCGAACCACTAGAAGTATTAGAAATTGGTACTGGTTTTATGTTGGTTAAACGTGAAGTCTTCGATAAGATGGCTGTAGAGTATCCAAACATTCGTTACAAACCAGACCACGTTGGTCAGGCCCACTTTGATGGTTCACGTTACATTCATGCTTACTTTGATACTGTAATCGACACCAAAGACTCTATCACAGGCGGTGGTTCAGAACGTTATCTAAGTGAAGATTATATGTTCTGTCAAATGTGGCGTAAGATGGGTGGAGATATCTTCTTGTGCCCATGGATGAAGACACAACATATTGGTACATATGCCTTCTCAGGTAATATGCCTAAAGTAGCAGAGTTAACTGGAAGGTTATAATGGTTACTGGTCGTAAGTTTGATGTTGGCAAACTAGAATATGGTTTGTTGCCGCCTCTTGCGCTAGAGGAGACGGTTAAAGTTCTTACCTTTGGTGCTCAAAAATATGAACGTGATAATTGGCAGAAAGTACCTGATTCTAAACGCAGGTACTTTGATGCATTACAACGGCACGTTTGGGCATGGAAACAAGGTGAGCAACTTGACCCCGAATCTGGCATACATCACTTGGCTCATGCTATGTGTTGCCTAATGTTTTTATATGAGCATGACATTAAATATTCGCTTGACAAAGACAAGTAAACCATATATAATTAATTTTTTGGAGTATATTATGAAACTATCGAATGACACCCTAAACGTACTGAAAAACTTCGGTGCAATCAACCAAGGTATTTACTTTCGCAAAGGTAATACATTGAAGACCATGTCTTCACACAAAAACATCCTAGCACAGGTCAACATCACTGAAGATGTTCCTGCTGACTTTGGTGTTTATGACCTCAACAATTTCTTGTCTGTTGTATCTCTACACAAAGATGATACCACATTTGAGTTTGATGACAAGCATGTTGTCATTGTTGGTAACAAAGGTCGTTCTAAAATCAAGTATCGTTTCTGCGATCCAACTATGATTGTTACGGCACCAGAGAAAGAATTGCAGGTACCAAATCCTGAGATTACTTTCACTTTGACTGCAGAAGATTTGGATTGGGTACTACGTGCAGCTAACGTATTGTCCTCACCACAAATTGCCGTTGAATCTGATGGTACCAAAATCAATTTGGTTACACTAGATACAACCAATGACTCAGCACACACAGATTGCCTTGAACTTGGTGATGGCAATGGCAGTAAATACAAGATGATTTTCCGCACAGAAAACATTAGCAAGGTTATGCCTGGTGCTTATGATGTGAATATTTCTTCAAAAGGTATTTCACATCTACGCCACAAGGGCAAAGATTTACAATATTGGATTACTACCGAGGCCGGTTCAAAGTTTTCTAAAGAATAAACACAACTAAATAATAAGTTACATCATGTAACGGCCTAAAGAAAAACGATAGTGACCCTATGCAGTATTTTTAGGATATCAACTTAACAATTAGCTGAACGCTATTAGAAAGACACTCAATGTATAATGACAATTTATTTCCACCTAATGATTTAGAAATTTTTGTGGAAAATTCAGTTGCAGATATTTCACACCAAAAAACAATAATTGAATATAATAAATTACCTATTAAAGGAATTTATAAAGATTCATCAAAAAAAGAACACGATTTATTTCCAGATTTGGTTAATAATGAGTTTCTATTTGTTGACCATTATTCAAATAAATCAAAATCAGACATAACTGAAACTTGGCCAGATGATTGTGACTATTCATTTTATCCACACATTGATGATATAATTGATGATATCATATCAAATCCTAAAAAATATATTGGTAAAAATATTACTGTAAGGGTTGATAGTGATATGATTTATTCATCATCTAAAAAAGAACCATTCAATGGATATGACCGACCAGAAGATGTTGATTACGAAGCAGTAACTCAAAATTTAAGAAAAAGTGATTTGAATGGTGAAGAAAGAGGATTTATCTCCGCAGATTGTCCTACATCCAATGCATATGTTCGTTGGCACTATAATAAATCTAAAAAAGTAAATGGACTAACTATTGTAAAATATATGGGTAATCACCGTTTCGCTTTAAAGAAAAGAGCAAATGGTGGTGAAAAAGTTGAAATATTAATAGTGTTACATTTTCATCCACTTAATTATGATGATTGTTTAGAAGACTTTATGGTTCGTGAAAGTGATGGCCATCACACCGATGCTCAGGACCGAAAAGGACAAACTGAAGACCAAAGAGCATATTCTGGATACAAAGCCAAAAAGAAAGAATATGTTGAGTTAATTAACTTATTAAAAGAACTTCAAATTGATTATTGTAAAATTCTCCAACAAGAAAAATTATTAATTGATGTTGATAATACACCATCACTATCTTCAATTCAAGGTATGAATGGTGGAATAAATTCTGGAATATTTAAAAAATATAGCCAAGAAATTATAAAACAATCTTTGAGTGTTTGTAGATATATTTCAGTTCATCACACACAAAAAGAATCTTTAAAAGTTATATCTCATTCAGCGGTAATGTGTTTTGCTAATTTATATTATTACTTTACTACAGAAATGGGAGACCAAACTCCATTATTGACCAAAAAACAATTGACTGATTTTTTGATTGATAAATTTACTATACCAGGAAAATGGTCTAAAATTACAAAACTGGAAATATTAAATCAATCTGGTGGCCAAAAAGATTACAATGTGATTAATGCCACTAAACTTTTAAGAGAGTTGAATGATTATTATATTGACCAGATTCCTACTAAAATTGGTGGTAGAAGAAAAAATGGATTTGGAATGAATAATCCTGCAATAATGGCATTTTTTGGTTCTATTAATGATGAATTACAAAGAAGATTTGCCATAAGTGAGTCGGGATTATTGTATAAGTAAGTGAACAACATATGCCACTCTAGTTGGTGTTATATGTTATAATTATTTTTTATTATGAAAGAGGTGAGTTATGGAACATTTATTATGGACAGAGAAGTATCGTCCTAAAACTATTGAAGAATGTATTTTACCTGAACGGTTGAAAACACCGTTTCAAGAATACGTAAATCAGAAAAACATTCCCAACTTGTTATTGAGTGGCGGCGCAGGTGTCGGTAAGACAACTGTTGCCAAGGCCATGTGTAATGAGATTGGTTGTGACTACATTGTCATTAATGGTTCTGATGAATCTGGCATCGATGTGTTTCGTACCAAGATTAAGAACTATGCTTCTTCTATGTCTCTATCGGGTGGCCGCAAGGTTATCATTATCGATGAGGCAGATTATCTAAATCCGAATTCCACACAGCCTGCTCTTCGTAATGCGATTGAAGAGTTTGCAGGTAACTGTTCGTTTATTTTTACTTGTAACTTTAAGAACCGCATCATTGAACCATTGCACTCTCGTTGTGCCGTGATTGAGTTTGGTCTTATGAATGGTGAGAAGGCCAAGATGGCTGGTTCATTCTTCAAGCGAATTCAGTCGGTTTTACAAAGTGAAAAAGTTGACTATGATGACGCTGTTATTGCAGAATTAGTTAAGAAACACTTTCCAGATTTCCGCCGTATCATTAATGAGATGCAAAGGTATTCTCAGTTTGGTAAGATTGATTCTGGCATTCTTGTTCAGATGGGTGATGTTGAGATTTCAAACATCGTCAAGTTCATTAAGGACAAAGACTTCGGTGCAATTCGTAAATGGGTTGCTACAACTGAGATTGATGCTGCAACATTGTACCGTAAATTGTATGATGGTCTGTATGACGTTTTGAAACCACAAAGTATTCCTCAAGCAGTTATCATTATTGCTGACTATCAATACAAACAAGCATTCGTGGCTGATCCTGAGATTAACACTGTGGCTTGTTTAACTGAATTGATGGTAAGTGTGGAGTTCAAATGAGTAAAGATTTTGAAGTACATCCGATTGGTACTGCTAATGAAATTAAGTTGTCTCGTCAACTTAGTTCTGCCATCGAACAAATTACACATCAGTATGGTGACGGCATTGTTCCTAATTCCGTGTTCAAAGCATACAAAGAATTGACTGACTATTATGCCGTGCAGATTGAGATGGAAAATGAATGACCTTTTTAGACCAACATTAGACTGGATTGCAGATGACTACAAAAGTAATAGAGTTCGTTTTTGTCTTGAGGTCCTTGCTTGGGCTCTTAGTATTGGTTGTTCTATCACTATGGCAATCACCGTTCCAACACCACCTCTCTTGGTTTTATACCCAGTCTGGATTGTTGGTTGTTCTATATACGCTTGGTGCGCTTACAACAGGCGTTCCTTTGGTATGTTGGCTAATTACCTCTTGCTTACCACAATCGACACAATCGGATTAATAAGGATGGTAGTATGAGTCCGTTTGATTATGTAAACCAAATTCTACAAGGAAAGAAACAGTTAATTGTTGATGATGTGACTGAATCGGAATACGTTCCGTTTTTGGTCAATCGTTCGCTGTCATACCAAATTGATTGTGTGTCATATGCGAATGAGATGAATCGCAGGTCATTCATCGACAAGAAACTACAGAATGATTTTTTGTTAAACACTATTCGCTCAAAGAAAAGACCGTTTGTAAAGTGGGCTAAGTCTGATAAAAGTTCAGATATTGACGCAATTAAATTTCATTTCGGTTTTTCTGACATAAAAGCACTCGAAGCACTCCGCCTGTTGACCGATGAACAAATATATCTTTTGAAAGAAAAAATGTCCATTGGAGGACTAAAAAATACTAAATAATATTAACTAATATTGTGAGGTGTTTATGCAAATAATAAGTAGAGAAGAAGCAAAAAAACAAGGTTTCTTTAGATATTTCAATGGTAAACCTTGTAAAAAAGGACACATATCTCAAAAATATGTTTCAAACATGGGATGTGTAGAATGTGCTAATATCAAAAATAAATCTTTGGATAATAGAAAAATACACAAAGAGAAATATGAAGAACTTGGATTGAAGTTTATAAAATCTATGTGGTGGAGGGCTAAGAAAAGGTCTGAGAAAACTGGTATAGAATTTAATATAGAGTTGGATGATATCAAAATACCAAAATTGTGTCCAGTATTTGGTTTTGAATTTGAAGTCGGTGTCGGTAAAGGTCCAACAGATAAGTCACCATCATTGGATAGGATTGATAATAGTAAAGGATATGTAAAAGGCAATATACAGATTATATCGTTCAAAGCTAATCGGTTAAAGAATGATTGTGGTATAGTTGATATTGAAAAATTGTTATGTTATATGAAATTATTAAAACACTAAATACCATAAGGTCTAAGAAAAGACCGTTCGTAAAGTGGGCTAAGTCTGATAAAAGTGAAGATATACAATGCATTAAAACCGTCTATGGTTTTTCTGATACGAAAGCACTTGAAGCACTCCGCCTATTGACTAATGAACAAATCCAACAATTAAAAGAAAAAACCGGTATCGGTGGATTGAGGAAATAATATGGTAGATTTAAACAAGTTTGTTGAGGTTAAATTAAAGCAAGAGGATGATTTTTTAAAGGTACGTGAAACATTAACCAGAATCGGTGTTTCTTCACGTAAAGATAAGATTTTGTATCAGTCATGCCACATTTTACACAAACAAGGTAAATATTATATTGTACACTTCAAAGAATTATTCCAATTGGATGGCAAACCAACCGATATTACAGAGAATGATATTCAAAGAAGAAATGCAATTGCAAGATTATTAGAAGAATGGGGTTTGGTGAAAGTTTCTAATCCAGAATTGATGGGTGATAACATTGCACCATTACACCAAATCAAAATCATCTCTCACAAAGAGAAAGATGAATGGAATTTGGTACCAAAATACAATATTGGTAAGAAGATTACACCACAGTAAGTAGATATATTATGAAACAAGTGAAAGAAAAAGTTGAAAAGTTGAAAAACATTTATACTGGTGAGGTGGTGTACACCAGTAATTTGTTTGAGAAAAGACAAGACAGTACAATGACATTTATCCAGGTATACAAAGCAGAAAATCCACAAAGAAAATACTTTGTGAATGGTGAAGCTTTTGTAAAATTGGATAAATAAAAATACTCCCTCGGGATGGGAACGTAAAGACTCTACTACCTTAGGAGCGTCTAAAGCCGGTACAACGATAAGGTACCCCAGTAGTCGGTAAGCTGGATTAATGATATGCCTTCGGGGTATCTATTTTTAAACTTGCTTTTTAAAGGAGAAAACTATGACAAGTATTTCAGCATTGTATCCATCATACGTTGGATTTGACCAGTTATTCACTGAGTTGGAGAAACTCGTTGGTAAAGGTCAAACAGTCCAATCATCTTTCCCTCCACACAACATCATCAAAGTAGAAGACAACAAGTATGTCGTTGAAATGGCTGTTGCTGGATTTTCAAAAGATGAAATCGACATTCAACTTGATGAAGGTAATCTAGTGATTCGTGGTGAGAAGAACACCAAAGATGAAGCAAATTATGTTTATCGTGGTATTGCTGCTCGTTCTTTCACTAAGAATATCAGATTGACTGATACTATGGAAGTGCGTGGTGCCGAATTCAAAGACGGCATTTTGAAGATTGGTTTGGAGAATGTAATTCCTGACCATAAAAAACCAAGGAAGATTGAGATTGGTGAGCAACTTGCGTTCTCAAAACCAACTCTATTGACTGAGTAAAACTGTGGGGCGAAAGCCCCACTTACTATATTATGAAAAAGAAATTTATTGATGCACACATGAAGACTGCTGAAGTCTATGCCGAACTGTCTTCTGCAAAAAGATTGCACGTTGGATGTGTTGTTGTAAAAGATAATACAATCATTGGCATCGGTTATAATGGCATGCCTTCAGGTTGGGATAACAACTGTGAGGACACTGAATATGTCCTTAAAGATGAATGTTACTATACTGAATTTCAAATGAAGGAATACGGATATACCGAAACTGTTCACGGTTGGACACGAAATAAAACCAAACCTGAAGTACTCCATGCAGAGACCAATGCGTTGGCCAAGATTGCACGTAGTACCAATTCAAGTGATGGTGCAACATTGTTTGTAACTCATGCGCCATGTTTAGATTGTGCCAAACTAATTCATCAATCGGGTATCGATAGTGTATATTACCGAAATAGTTATCGCAACGATGACGGTATTAATTTTCTAAAGAAGTGTAATGTAGCTGTTCAACAGCATATATAATTTAAAGGGGTTTATTATGTTAGTAGTGCCGGATGATATGGCAGGCAGACCAATTGGTTTCACCTGCTCAACTTTTGATTTACTTCATGCAGGACATATTCTTATGCTTGCTGAAGCCAAGTCTGTATGTGACCACTTGATTGTTGGTTTACAAAATGATCCAAGTTCCGATAGACCTGGTAAAAACAAACCAGTTCAATCTATTGTCGAACGATTCGTGCAACTTTCTGCGGTAAAATTTGTGGATGAGATTGTTGTTTATAGTACCGAAAAAGACCTTGAAGACCTATTGATGTTTCTACCAATTTCTGTTAGAATCATTGGTGAAGAATACAAAGACAAAGAATATACAGGTAAACAAATCTGTATTGACCGAGGTATCAATATGTACTTTAACTCCCGCAACCACCGATTCAGTTCAACCGAATTGAGACAGCGTGCATACCAATCTGAATTGAGTCGTCAGAATGTATAATGATGTTTGTAAATTTATTGATGCTTGTGACCAAGAACCATCAGCAAAAAATGTTAAGTTATACAAAACCTTAATTGATGAAGAAGTCGGTGAGTTTCGTTCAGCTTACTATGCATGTGATGAAGTAGAACAACTTGATGCCTGTATGGATATGATTTGGGTTATTCTTGGGTATTGTAAGATGAAGGGGTATGATGTTGATGCGGCATGGGCAGAAGTTGCCCGTTCTAACTTGGCAAAGATTGACCCGACAACAGGCAAAGTACTTAAACGACCAGACGGCAAAGTTTTAAAACCAGAAGGATGGACACCTCCTGCGCTTGACAAGTTCGTTTAAATACATTATAATTGATTATTAACTTTCGGAGATATTATGGAAACATACAAAATCGCAAAACAATTCGCTGAGGCTAATCGCCTTCCCCGTGCTTATAAGTACGATTTCTTCTTGCGAGAATTCGATGATATGGTAGAGGTCGTAGGTCTCATTGAAGACCCAACTCTTAACATGACCGAGTTTAATGGTCGTGAAATGCTTTACCCAAAACGTTGGGTGACTTTGGCCGTAGTGCCTGCTTCAACAAGGATTTAAAATGGCGGTAAAGTTAATTACTTTTAAAACAAATCAAACAATCATCGCCAGTGTTGTTTATGAAAATGATGAGAGAATCACAGTCAAAGAAACTGTGCAGGTAATTGTACAACCATCCAAAGATGGTCCAATGATGGGTTTCTCTCCTTTCTTGGAGTATGCACAAGAGTTTAAAACAGGTATTTCATTTGATGTATCTGATATTCTTTGCATCACAAGTCCAATGGTAGAATTGGAAAATGAGTATAGTAAGTTATTTGGTTCTGGCATTCAAATTGCAAGTTCAATACCTAAGTTTTGATTTTTTTCACACCATTACTTATAGCTATTTTGTGAGCATCCGAAAGTTTTTTACCTTTTAGAGTTTCACTTATTTGTTTCTTTTGTTTGTCTGAAATAATTTTGCCTTTATGAGCTTGGCCTATTTTTTGTTTGTGTTCTTCGGTGAGTTTTCGTCCAATCTTTTTTTCGGACATAACTTTCTTGGACTCATTAGAATGTTTGTGTCCAGAGTTACCTTCACCACCAATGGTCATGTTGCATAATTTTATACCGTCATGTTTGTATTTGGTTATTAGGCCAATTTCAATAAGATTTGCCACATCTTCAGACAAATACTCGTATAATAACTCCACAGAATAATCTGTTTTGTTAATGATATTTTGCCAATGTGTGTTACGATTTGTAGTCTCAAAGCAACGGTTCTTTTTGCCTTTACCTACATAGAAGATTTCACCGGTATCGTTTCTTCGGTGTTGATATATGTAATAAATATTCATGCTGATGATTCCTTTTTATCATTAGAGTAGGTAGGGATTGCAGTCCCGTGACCTACACCTATTTATAATTATGAAAGTTTAGATGAATTATTATACTAATGTAGTTTGTGTTGGTAATAACGTACTTTATCGTGGAGTTAAAGATTCACGTAGGGTTAAGATGAAAATTGCTTACTCGCCGACTTTGTTTTTGAAGTCTAATAAACCAACTAAGTTTAAAAACTTAAGTGGTGAAGCACTTGAACCTATGAAGTTCGAATCTATCCGTGAAGCACGTGATTTTGTTAAGATGTACAATGAAGTACAAAACTTTGAAATCTATGGCCAAACCAGATTCGAGTATGCATTTATTGCTGATGAACATCCACAGATGGTCGATTGGGACTTTGAAGACGTTGCAATTGATGTTATCGATATTGAGGTTGGTTCTGAAAATGGATTCCCTGATCCATATCAAGCCAACGAACCAATCACTGCCATTTGTATTACACGTGTTGGTGGTAAAACAATCGTAATGGGTTGTGGTGACTATATTAATAATGATGATAACGTTACATACATTAAATGCCGTGATGAGTATGACCTTTGCAAAACATTTATCAACCACTGGTCAAATAATTGTCCAGATGTTGTGAGTGGTTGGAACATCAAGTTCTTTGATATTCCATATTTGGTCAATCGTCTATCACGTATCCTTGGTGAAGATGACACAAAGAAGTTGTCACCATGGAATATGATTTCTGAACGCAAAGTTATGGCCATGGGTCGTGAAAACGTTGCGTATGAGTTGTTAGGTGTTTCGACACTTGACTATATTGAATTGTACAGATGGTATGCGCCAGGTGGTAAATCACAAGAGTCATATCGTTTGGATAATATTGCGAACGTTGAGATTGGTGAGAACAAGATTTCATATGATGAGTATGATAACTTGCACCAGTTGTATCGTTTGAATTACCAAAAGTTCATTGAGTATAATATTAAAGACGTAGCATTGATTCTGAAACTAGACGACAAGTTGAAGTTGTTGGAATTGGCACTAACTCTTGCCTATGATACGAAGTGTAACTATGATGATGTATTTGCACAAACTAGAATGTGGGATGCAATGACATATGGTTACTTGTTGAACCGTAATATCATTGTGCCACCAAAGGTTATGAAAGACAAAGATGCTGCTTTTGAGGGTGCTTATGTTAAAGACCCACAAAAAGGTATGCATAGATGTGTCGCTTCATTTGACTTGAACAGTTTGTACCCACACTTGATGATGCAATACAACATCTCACCTGAAACATTGATTGAGCCTCAAGACTACACACAAGATATGCGTGACATTATTATGCGTGGTGTAAGCGTTGATAAACTGCTGACTAAATCAGTTGACCTATCAAAGATGAGTGGATATACTATCACACCGAATGGGCAGTTCTTTAGTACGACCAAACAAGGTTTCTTACCAAAGATGTTGGAAGAAATGTACATTGACCGTTCTAAGTTCAAGAAGATGATGATTCAGGCGAAGAAAGATTATGAAGTTGAAACTGATGAGACAAAGAAGAATGAATTAGATAAACGAATTGCTAGGTATAATAATCTACAACTAGCGAAGAAAGTATCTTTGAATTCGGCATACGGTGCCTTAGGTTCCAAGTATTTCCGATTCTATGATTTACGACAAGCTCTTGGCGTTACCTCTGCGGGTCAACTTAGTATTAAGTGGATTGAAAGTAAAATCAATTCTTACATGAACAAACTATTAAAGACCGACAAAGATTATGTTATCGCCTCAGACACAGATTCGATTTATCTCCGCCTTGGTGAGCTTGTTGATAAGGTGCATCCGAAAGAATCAAACATACAACAGATTATCCAATTCATGGATAAAGTATGTGAGCAGAAGATACAACCATTTATTGATGAGAGTTACCAGGAGCTTGCTACGTATGTTAATGCGTATGCCCAAAAGATGCAAATGAAACGTGAAGGCTTGTCAGACAAAGGTATTTGGACTGCCAAGAAACGTTACATTCTTAATGTATATAACAATGAGGGTGTTCAATACAACGAACCACATATGAAGGTGATGGGACTTGAGATGATTAAGTCTTCTACACCGGCTGCGATTCGTGAGAAGATGAATACCTTAATTAAAATGGTGATGCTTGGTACCGAAGAAGAAGTACAAGAATTCATCCAAACCTTTAGGCAAGAATTTAAATCTTTACCTGTTGAAGATATTTCTTTTCCAAGAGGACTTAATGGCTTGAAAACTTATTCTGATTCTGTTACAATGTATAAGAAGGGTACTCCGATTCATGTTCGTGGTGCCATCGTGTACAATCATTTCCTGAAGCAGTATAATTTGGACAAGAAGTATCCGTTGATTCAAGAGGGTGAGAAACTCAAGTTTACATATTTGAAAGTTCCAAACCACTTCAAAGAATCAGTCGTATCTTTCCCAGGTCGATTGCCAAAAGAATTCAATTTACAAGAGTATATTGATTATGACACACAGTTTGATAAGTCTTTCCTCGAACCAATCAAAGTGATTTTAGATTGTATTGAATGGAAAACAGAGAAGACTAATTCATTGGATAGTTTTTTTAACTAAAGGAATAGTATGAGTTTATTAGATAAAATTAAAAAGAACAGCACGATTAAAGACAGTGCTGTGCTCGCAACATCAAAGTTCTTTACCAAAAAAGATATGATTCCCACATCTATCCCAATGGTGAACGTTGCGTTGTCTGGTCGTTTAGATGGTGGTCTTACCCCTGGTCTTACCATGTGGGCAGGTCCTTCTAAACACTTTAAGACTGCTTTCAGTTTGCTGATGGCCAAGTCTTACATGGACAAGTATGAAGATTCAGTAATGTTGTTTTATGATTCTGAGTTTGGTACACCACAGTCCTACTTTGATACATTTGGTATTGATACTGAACGTGTCTTACACACACCATTGACTGACATTGAGCAGTTGAAGTTTGATATTATGAAACAACTTGAGGGATTTGAACGTGGCGAGCATCTTATTATTGTTATTGATTCTATTGGTAATCTTGCGTCTAAAAAGGAAGTAGATGATGCACTTGAAGGCAAATCAGTTGCTGATATGTCACGTGCAAAACAGGTGAAGAGTTTGTTCCGTATGGTCACACCACACCTATCACTCAAAGATATTCCAATGGTAGTTGTCAATCACACCTACAAAGAAATTGGAATGTTTCCTAAAGACATTGTTGGTGGCGGCACTGGCAGTTACTACTCTGCCGACAACATCTTTATTCTTGGTCGACAGCAAGAGAAAGATGGTACCGAATTAACTGGCTACAATTTTATTATCAATGTGGAGAAATCACGATATGTTCGAGAAAAATCTAAAATCCCTGTCTCTGTATCTTTTGACGGTGGTATTAGCAAGTGGTCTGGCTTACTTGATGTTGCACTTGAATCTGGCCACGTAGTTAAACCATCGAATGGTTGGTACTCACGTGTCAATAAAGATACTGGTGAAATAGAAGACAAGAAGTTCCGTGAGAAGGATACTAATACCGAAGAATTTTGGTCTAGTATGCTTGTCAATGAATCATTTAAAGAATCTGTAAGGAAGAAATATGAAATCGCTTTTGGCAACATTATGGGAGAAGATTTCGATACGGCAGAAGCAGAAGAAGCTTGAGTACAAGTTTCTAAACTTACCTGAAGAAGACTCCACGATGGTTGAAATTACCGGTGGTAAATATTCAGGTGTAGTATTCTCGTATGGTCATGTTAGATTTGAGGAAGGTGTTATGGGTCAACTACAGTTCACCTATAATATACACAATCCAGGTCAACATGGCCATGCAAGCTTGCTAACTGACCAAGAATATCATACAATGATGGGAGACATTCTCACAGATATTATTATTAATCAAGAAAGCCATAATGAACAGACTAGAACACTCGATTCTAAAGAATCTGATTTACAATGAAACGTTTGCTCGTAAAGTTTTGCCGTTTCTCCGTACAGATTATTTCTCAGACAATACCGAAAAAGTAGTTTACAAAGAAGTTGATGAGTTTATCAACAAGTACAATAGTCTACCGACACACGAAGCACTCATCATTAATCTTACAGAGAGTAAGAAGTTAACTGAGCAAGAAGTTCGCAATTCTATGGAATTGTTGCAGAATATCAATCAGCACAAAGATGAACCGACTGAGATGAAATGGTTGGTTGAACAGACTGAGAAGTTCTGCCAAGACAAAGCAATCTACAATGCCATCATGGAATCGGTGTCGATTCTGGATGACAAAGGTGATAAGAAAGCCAAAGGTGAGATTCCAAAGATTCTCAGTGATGCCTTGGGTGTATCGTTTGACCCTAATGTTGGCCACGATTACATTGATGATTTCTCAAATCGTTATGACCTGTACCACAAAGTTGAGTCACGTGTTAAGTTTGACCTTGATATCTTCAATAAGATTACCAAAGGTGGTCTGCCAGTTAAGACATTGAATGTTGCACTTGCAGGCACTGGTGTTGGTAAATCATTGTTCATGTGTCACGTTGCCGCAAGCTGTTTATCTAATGCACAGAATGTTTTGTATATCACCATGGAAATGGCTGAAGAAAAGATTGCTGAACGTATCGATGCCAACTTGTTGAATGTAACGATGGATGAACTGCATGTAATGTCTAAAGATGACTATGTTCGTAAATTTGGTGTACTGAAGAACAAGACACAAGGCAAGTTAATCATCAAAGAGTATCCAACTGCCGCAGCTAATGCACTCCACTTCCGTGCCTTGTTGCAAGAGTTACAGTTGAAGAAAAGTTTTAAGCCTGATATTATCTTTATTGATTATTTGAATATATGTTCGTCTTCACGTATCAAACCTGGTGGTTCTGTTAACTCATATACATATATCAAATCGATTGCTGAAGAATTGCGTGGTCTTGCCGTTGAAGCAGGTCTGCCAATTGTAACTGCGACACAAACAACTCGGTCTGGTTTCACAAACACCGATGTTGATTTGACAGACACAAGTGAATCATTTGGTTTGCCTGCGACTGCTGACTTTATGTTTGCTTTGATTAGTACAGAAGAACTACAACAATTGAACCAGATTATGGTAAAACAATTGAAGAATCGGTATTCTGACCCTAGTGTATTTAAAAGATTCATTGTTGGCATCGATAGGTCTAAGATGCGACTTTATGATACTGAACAATCTTCACAGACCGATATCTCTGATTCTGGTCAACCAGATAAACCACTAAGTACATTTGGTAATAGAGAGCGCAGGAATAAATTTGAGGGAATCAAAGTATGAACTTGACAGTTGAACAAGGTGCTTATGTTGCCAAAGTATTCTCGGATTATTTCGATAAGTTTGGCCGCATAGATGAGTACATGCGTGAACAGAAACTGGCATCAATGTCAGAAAGACCATTCACGTTACCTGGATGTGGACCAGAAGAAGACTTGTTCTCCGATTTTACAATGTCACCGGCAGATATGGAGTTTGAGATTGTTGAGTTGCCGCAAGACCGATGGGACATTTACCTTGATATGATATCGTCACATTCTAATATGACAAGTATACCCGGTCGTTGTCTGCGATTGGCAGTACTTGAGAAGAAGACAGGAAAGTGGTGTGGATTCATTCGTCTTGGTTCTCCAGTCATCAACTGCAAGCCACGAAATCAAATGCTTGGACAAGTGTTTACGCAAGTCCAAGGCGGTGCTCAGAGGTTCAATCAATGTGCTGCTATGGGTTTTGTTATTGTACCTGCACAACCATTCGGGTATAATTACCTTGGTGGCAAACTTCTGGCTGCGATTTGTACCTCACATGAAGTACGTGAGATGCTGAATCAGAAATATAAAATGTCAATGTGTTTGTTTGAGACTACCAGTTTGTATGGTTCT